CAGACGGGGTGGGGTAACTTTTTTAATGGAACGACTGATTACATTCAAATACCTGACACTACTGCGCTTGAATTTGGAAACGGCAACTTTACTGTCGAAGGATGGGTTTATTTAGCGGCACTTCCGGCTGCATCTGGCATTTCAACAATTATTTCAAAATGGAATAATGCATCTCAAAAAGATTGGTTTTTTTATTTCTACAACAATGCGGGTTCTTACCAGTTATATTTTAGCTATACGACAAACGGTTCAACAAATATAAATCCAGTTGCCAATCTAAGTAGTCTTAGTGCAAACACTTGGTATCATGTTGCCGCTTGTAGAAGTGGTTCAAGCTTGTATCTGTTCATGAACGGAGTTCAGGTAGGCTCAACTTATAACATTGGAACTGACACCATTTTTGCTGGTACATATACGCCACAAATAGCGGCGAGTGCTGGCGCAAGTTTCTTAAACGGTTACATCTCTAACTTGCGTGTACTGAAGGGAACCGCCTTGTACACCAGCAACTTCACCCCAAGCACAACACCATTAACCAACATCACCAACACATCACTACTAACCTGCCAATCCAACCGTTTTGTTGATAATGGGACGGCTAATGCTGGCTTCGGATTTGCAATAACCGTTGTTGGCACCCCATCCGTCCAAGCCTTCAGCCCTTTCCAAACAAACGTCGCCTACACACCAGCAACGATAGGCGGCAGTGGGTACTTTGATGGGACGGGGGATTATTTGACTGCTGCTGATAATGCTGCACTGGATGTTTCGTCGGGCGATTTTACTGTTGAGTGTTGGTTTTATGCTACTGGAGTTACAGCAGAACAACCAATAGTAACTAGAAATAATGGAAATATTTCCACTGGAACTAGCCTTCAGTACAATATATTTATTCTTAGTGGGTCAGCAAGAGTTCGTCCATACAGCGGAACAACTGATTACACGATCAATGTTGGCGCTGTAGTTCCAAACGCATGGAATCATATTGCGCTGGTAAGAACTGGTAATACTTTTTACGGATACTTGAATGGCACACGGTCTGCGACAACGCAAACTATTGTAGGGTCTTTAAATACCGGAACTTGGAGTACATACATCGGTGGTGCGCTGATATCCGGTGGAAGTAACTTATTTTTTAATGGTTACTGCGGCGGTGTCCGTGTTACAAAAGGCGGTGCTTTATACACAGGCTCTACTTACACTGTTCCTACTTCCCCATTTACTACGACAGTCAGTGCAGGTGCGGCAAACCTTCTACTCAACTTCACCAACGCAGGCATCGTAGACACGACCGGCAAGAATGTGCTGGAGAATGTGGGTGGCGCAAGAATCAGTACTGCGATAAATAAGTTCGGTGGTTCATCAATGTTGTTTAATGGCACCAGTGATTATTTGGTATTAAACAGCCCTACTGCATCAATTGGAACTCTTGGAGATTTTACGGCAGAAGCTTGGGTATATACAACTTCGTCAGCGGCTCAAACTATATTATATTTAGGAGCTAACGCGAACAGTTTTGCTGCATGTAGAGTTGGTCTCAACATCAACAAAGCGTATTTATTAGTATCTACTACTGGTGGCGCGTGGGCTATCGTTTCAAGTGAAGTAGGGACGGTAACATCCAATACTTGGAATCACATTGCAGTAGTAAGGTCAGGTGGGACTTTTAATCTTTTTATAAATGGCACATCTGTTTATACGAGTACCGCCATTGCCTCCACTACTGCTTTGATGACCGGCACATTGAATTATGTTGGCGCTCTTAATAATTCTGGAATTTTAGAGTATTTTGTAGGGTACATGCAAGATGTTCGCGTAACCCGTGGCTATGCTCGTTACACCGGTAACTTTACCCCACCTACTTCACTGCTACAAAACCAATAAGGATAACCCATGAACATTAATCTGACATTTACCTTGGACGAGATGAATGGTCTTTTGACCGCTCTGGGCCAGCTGCCTTATGTCCAGTCCGCCAATTACATCACCATGATTCACAATCAAGCGGTACCGCAGATTCAAGCTTACAATGAGAAGCTTGCTGCTGAACAAGCAACTATTGTTGAAGAGCCTGTACCGGTGGAATAAATGGAAATGCAAGTGATCTTTAATATCATCTTAGGAATAGCTGCTTTCTTTGGCAGCTTTGCTCTTTATCGCATTGTTAAATCAATTGATGATTTAGATGATGATGTCAGAGAAATGCCTAAGACTTATGTTACAAAAGATGATTATCGTCGAGATATTGATGATATCAAAGAGATGTTGAGTAAAATTTTCGATCGTTTAGAGAACAAAGCGGATAAGTAATGTGCTTGACCCGGTCAGCATTGGTCTTGCCATTAAGGCAGCAACCACGGCCATCGATATGGCGAAAAAGGGTGTTGCTTTATACAAAGAGATCAAGGCAACAGCAGGTGACGTATCCGGAGTTCTTAAAGATCTAAAAGAACAGTACCACAAAATAGTTGATCCAACACCTGAGCAAACAAAGCAGTATAACCAAGAAGTAAAGCGTGTACAAGAAGTAAAGAATGCTGATCCACATCAAATACTTGATGATATTTGGGAGCATCTTGGCAATTTTGTTGATGAATACGACAAGATTGTAAAAGCTTACATTGCTGAAGAAGCCTCAGCAAAAGAGTTGTATAAAGGTACTGAATCTCTTGCTCGTAGAGCATTAAGAAGAGTAAAGATTCGTACTCAATTGGATGCAATGCTTGCGGAAGTTAGACATGAAATGGTCTGGAATACGCCAAGCGAATTGGGGGATGTGTGGACTCGGTTTGAAACAATGTGGCAAACCATTGTGCTTGAACAAAACGAGGCCCTTGCTATCGAAGTTAGAAAAGCACAGATTGCAAGATGGCGACGCAGAAGAACAATAAACCGAGCAAAGGCAATGGGGGCATGGATTGGGGCAATCCTGTTCGTTCTCCTGTGGATGTGGGGCGTAATGATTCTCATAAGGACGAGTCAGACGTATCGTGGGTTATCGTATTATGTTTGGCAATAATGGCTTTAACATTTGTGATTGCCATTCCATTGCTAGGCATGGCGTATATCGATATGCAAAATGCCACTGAGGCTGCTGTGCAGGAGTTTCGAAAAATGCGTGAGTTACGTGCAAAAATTTTATTGGGTGAATAATGCTAACCCTTAAACAATTCAAAGAGTTTGCGCCACATACAAAGTATCCTGAGCAATGGCATAGCGCTCTTTTTGAGCCACAAACTGAGTTAGGCGGCTCAACATTGCTTAATGAGTATGATATCAACACGCCTGTTCGAGTAGCAGCATTCATGGCGCAATGCCATCATGAATCTGGTGGGTTTGTCTATCTTTCTGAGAATTTGAACTACAAGGCAGCAGGTCTTCTCAAGACCTTCCCCAAGTACTTTCCGGACTTGGAGACTGCCAAGAGATACGAAAAGAATCCCAGAGCTATTGCCAATAGGGTCTACGCCAATCGCATGGGGAATAGAGATGAAGCGTCTGGAGATGGGTGGCTACATGCTGGACGCGGAATTATTCAGCTTACCGGGGCTGAGAATTATAGAAACTTTGCCATGAGCCTTGAAATTACGGTAGAGGAAGCCTCTGAATATATGCAGACCTTTGAGGGTGCAGCCCAGAGCGCCTGTTGGTTTTGGGAAACTAATAACTTGAATAAGTTTGCTGATTCTGGCGACTTCATTACTCTAAGTAAACGAATCAATGGTGGCACTAAAGGGATGGAAGATAGGGAGCTACAACATGCGCGTATTCGCCGTATTCTTGGCATTTAGCCTATTTGGCTGTGGAGAACACTTCCGCTACCCTTGTCAAGATCCTGAGAATTGGGAAAAGAAAGAGTGTAAACGGCCTTACTGTTCAGCCACAGGAACTTGCCCGGATCAACTGACCAAGCCAGAGGATATGAAAGATGAACCCACTAAAGCTGATAAGCCAGTTCCTTGCGCTGACACAGGAACAGCACGATGCAGTAATTAAGTTTTGCATCGCATTAACTTTTTGTTTTACAGTAGTCATCATGGTAGGCATTAGCTTATATAGCGTTGTTTTTGTGACGCAGCCTATGTCAGGCATGGCACCTGCGGATAAGCAGTTTTTCTTAATTTTGTCTGATATGTCCAAATACATTTTGGGCAGTTTGGCAACACTGTTGGCCGTTAAAGGTAAAGACGCACTACCTCAATTTACACCACCTGGTCTATCCACTAAAGAAGAGCGTGAGGATAAGCCGAGCCCGTCTGCGCCTATGCCTGTGGCAAAACGAGTTGAGCCCACCATAGAGCCTGTTAGCTCCGCAGCTCCAGTAACTACAGGCTATAAAGGTAAACCTGCCCCTGTACAACCCCCTCATCCGGAGATTGAGTAATGAAAAGTCTGCTTGCACTGATTGCATTTATTCCACTTGTTGCACTTGCCGGTGGTGAGATGAAGAAAGTTTGTATGGAAGACGCCAAGACCAAAAAGCAGGTTTGCAAGACTGTCAAGGTTCATAAGAAGCTAGAAGGCACTAAGCCACCTGCAAAATGATGGCGTATATGAACCCATGGTTTTTACTGGCGATGCTCGTAGCCCTTCTGAGTGCTTCCGGTATAGGCTATTGGCGAGGCGACAAGGCAGGTAGAGCTGAGATTCAGCAGCAATGGGATCATGAGAAAGCTGACTTACTGGCTAAGCATACTGAGGCTGTTAATCAAGCTCGAGAGAAAGAGCAGAATTGGCAACAGGCAGCTGACAATATCAGACAGGAAAAAGATCGTGAGATTAGGAATCTTAATGCTCGTACTACCGCTCTTTCTAACGTCATGCGCCAGCGGCAAGATCGCCCCAGCGCCGATGCCAGTAACACCACCCAAACCACCGGCTCTGGACAGGTTGCCGCAGGGTGTACTGGAAAGCAGCTTTATAGACCGGATGGAGAATTTCTTGTTGGGGAAGCTGCCCGAGCCGACGAGATCAGAGCAGCCCTCAAACAGTGCTACAGCCAATACGAAGCCATAAGAAGTCAACATTGAAGTGTCATTCTGGTATAGAAAGGGAATATAATGAGCGATAAACCTATCTGGGAAAAGCCACGCCCTAAGAGTATTGGCAAGTCCAAGCCTCTTAGCCCCAACCAGAAAAAAGCTGCCAAAGCTTTTGCCAAGAAAACCGGCACGGTTTACCCCTCTTTAGTTGCAAATATGCAGGGTGCAAAAGCTAAACGAGGCAAATAATGGCAGCAGTAATGACATACACATCGTTGGCCGCAGATATCGAGAGCTATCTTGAGCGTACCGACACTGCCACGATCAATAAGATCCCCACTTTTATTATGCTGGCTGAGCAAATCATTGCAAGCCAGATCAAATTTCTTGGCACATTGACTGTGGATACCGCAACTATGGTATCTGGGAATCCAGTAATTGCCAAGCCGGCTCGTTGGCGTAAAACGGTGTCTATGTCCATTACTGTTAATGGCGAGAAAAAGCCAGTTCTATTGCGCAAGTATGAGTATTTGCGTAATTACTGGCCTGATGCCACTGATACAGATGTGCCACTGTATTACGCTGACTATGATTATACGCATTGGTTGATTGCGCCTACGCCTGCTGCAGCGTATCCATTTGAGGTAGTTTACTACGAGCGTCCGCAGCCTTTGGATGCGACCAATCAAACCAATTGGTTTACTGAATACGCGCCACAAGCTTTGTTATATGGTAGCCTCTTGCAGGCTATGCCATTCTTAAAGAACGACAGCCGAATTGGCGTATGGAAAGCGCTGTATGATGAGAGCATGGCGACTCTAAAAGCTGAAGATATACAGCGTACAGGCGATCGACAAACTGTGGCGGTTGACTCATGACATCTTATGTCTCACCATTTACTGGCGACGTCATTCAGCCTACTGACGTAAGCTATCGCTCGTTTACGCTATCTTCTAATACGACGCTGTCATGGCCCATCAATGGCAATGCTACTGGCAACTATGCTGCACGTATTATGGAGGTTACGCCATCTACAAGCGGCTTATCATTGATTATGCCGCCTGCCAACCAGACTTCTGTTGGCACTGACTCGTTGATTCGCAATCTTGGCGCAACAGCATTCACTGTTAAAGATAGTTCTGGTGGTACCATCATTTCTATTGGCTCAGGTCAAGCGGAATATATCTATGTCACTTCTAACTCTACTGCTGCTGGTACTTGGGGTATCATTGCATTTGGTACAGGAACATCTAGCGCAGATGCTGCAACCTTGGCAGGCTATGGCTTATTGGCCATTTCAGCAACACTAAATCAAAGCCATCCTGCAACCAATATTACCAATGGCTACACTTTTGTAGCTGCGGATAGAGCACAAACAAAAATTTGGCCTAGTGGTGCAGGCAGTGTAACATTGCCAGCTGTTGCTACGTTAGGCAATAACTGGTTCACCATCTTTAAGAATAATGGCTCAGGTACGTTAACCATCAACACCACAGGCGTAGAGTTAATTGATGGTGGCGCATTTAAGCAATACGCGCCGGGTGAAGCCTCATTTGTTATTTGCACTGGTACGGAGTACGTTACTGTAGGATATGGCACTAGTAGTCAATTTGTATTTAATGCCATTACAAAGCCTGTAGTTTCAGGCGCATATACACTGACACCGTCAGAAGCATCTAATATTATTCAGGAATACGTAGGGACTTTGTCAGGTAATGTTGTAGTAACGTATCCACCTATCGTCAATCTATACGTTATTAGTAATCAAACTGTTGATAATGGTTATACATTAACAGTTACAACAGGCATTCCAGGCTCGTTTTCAGCAACTATTCCACCTGGGCAGCAGGCAACGCTAGTTTGTGATGGCACTAACTTTTTCAATGCAAATACTACGCAATCCGGCGCAACTGCCATTAGCATAGTTTCAGGCACGGCATCTACACCGGGTCTTAATTTTGCTGCAGAAACTAATACTGGTATATATCGTAGTGGTGCAGGCGCATTTGACATCTCAATTTTAGGCACACAAAGATCATCTTTAACAGCAACGGGGCTAACAATTACTGGTTCAGGTACGTTTACAACTGGCGTTAGTGGAGGCACATTCTGATGTCAGATGAAAAAGTATTTGCGCTAGATACCGCAGCCGGCATACAGCGAGATGGTACTGTATTTGATCGTCAATTTTATGCAGATGGCCGTTGGGTGCGTTTTCAGCGCGGCCGCCCTCGTAAAATGGCAGGATATCGTGAGATTTCTAATGACTTTGCAGGCCCATCGCGCGGCATTTATGTTAGCCCACAAGCAGGTTTGAGTTACGTTTTTAGCGGCTACGCTGCAGGTTTACAAGTTAACCCCATTAACAATATTGGTGTAGGCACCGGTGTTCTGGATTTTACTTTATCTAACTTTGCTGCTAATGCCAATAATCTATGGCAGTTTGATACGTTTTATGATGTAGCTGGTGCAGCCAATACGCTTGTTGCGCATCCTGGACAAAATCTATCAGATATTGCATCTGAAATTAACACGCCTGTATTGCAAGGTTTGATTACCGGTACGTCCATGGCGCAGTTAGCAGATACCGGCGGTTCGGCGCCTACAAATAACCCTATTTCAGTTAGTGGCGGCCTTGTTGTGCTGCACCCTTACATTTTTGTTTACGGTAATAATGGACTCATTAAGAATTGTGCTGCAGGTGATTTTACTGATTGGAATTCTGCTGATGCTAACGAGACTAACGTAGCAGGCACAAAAATTGTACAAGGGCTGCCTGTACGAGGTGGCTCTAATGCGCCATCTGGGCTGTTTTGGTCTTTGGACTCATTAATTCGAGTTTCATACAACCCAACTACAATTGGCGCGCAAACTTTATTTTGGCGTTACGACATTATTTCAAGTCAATCGTCCATTCTATCAAGCCAATCAGTAATTGAGTATGACGGAATTTATTATTGGTGTGGTGTTGATCGCTTCTTGCTATATAACGGCGTGGTCAAAGAAATCCCCAATGATATGAATCAAAACTATTTCTTTGACAATCTAAACTATGCGCAAAGAAATAAAGTTTGGGCATCCAAAGTGCCTCGCTTTGGCGAGATTTGGTGGTTCTATCCACGTGGCAACTCGACAGAGTGCAATGACGCCATTATCTACAATATTCGTGAGAATCGTTGGTACGACGCAGGCCAAGCATTAGGCGCTCGTAGATCAGCAGGCTATTTCTCACAAGTATTTAGGTACCCAATTAATGCAGGTTGGGATCCAGAATCTCTTTATGCAGTTAACGCTGTTAGTATTACTAATCCTGGTAGTGGCTATACCAATGGCACATATACCGCTGTTGTTCTAACAGGTGGCACAGGCACAGGCGCGTATGCCACTATTACAGTGGCAGGCAATATTGTAACAGCAGTTCAGATTACTGCACACGGGCAAAGTTATACAGTAGGCGACATTCTTACCGGTACGTTTGGTGGAGGCGCAGGATTTCAATTAACTGTTGATAGCACATATAATACAGTCTCTCTTTGGCAGCATGAGATTGGTACTGACGCAGTTAAAGGCACTAACGTTAACGCCATTGAGTCATATGTGGAAACCAATGACTTAGGTTGGGTAAGCGGCGGGCCTTCTGAACCGGCCATGGTAGGTAATAATGTATGGCTGGATGTGTCCAGAATTGAGCCAGATTTCATACAATCCGGCAATATGGAGCTTTACATTACCGGTAGACCATATGCTCAAGCGGCGGATAAAGTATCTGATGCTTACACATTTAGCCCTGGTACTAACAAAATCGATCTACGTGAGCAACGGCGTGAGCTGCGATTGAAGTTTGTTAGCAATACTGCTGGCGGTGATTTCCAAACAGGCCGCATTCTATTGGTAGGCAATATTGGTGACGTAAGAGGCTACAATGGCTGATGTTAGTCTTATTTACGACCCAAGGTACCATAGTTTTATGTCATGGGCGTCGTTAATGTGTGAGCTCTACGCGCCACAGCAATTACAAATACCATCAGATGAGATGAAATGGCAAGACTGGGGCGCAGGCCTAATCGCCATTGACGTGTTTGTTAATGAAGGCATTCCGGGCCCATACAAGTTTGATAATTGGCAAGATTGGGCCGCTGCATTAGTTGGCGCCATCAATCCTAGAGGCTAATATGGCATACACCGCTGTAAAACTAGCAGATGTACAAAAAGCGATTAACGCAGTCACTGCTGCAAACAAAAAATACACAGATGCACAAGCGTCGTCAAAAACTAGCCAGACTGCTGTTACTAACGCGCAAAAAGCTTTAGATGCGGCGCAGGCAAAGCTTGATAAGTTGACTGACGCGCTTAATGATGGCTCATATCTTTCTAAGAATGCCGCGTACCAGAATGCTCTTAAGGCTATTACAACTGCTGAAGCCGCTCGTGACAAAGCATACAATAGTATGTTTGATAGCGACTACAAAAAAGCAAAAGCAGGTGAGGTTGCGTATGGAAAAGCTGTTACTGCAGTTGATAAAGCCTACGCTACACTAGATACAGCAAGAGCAAACGCAGAAAAAGCGTATCAAAATAGCACTATTAAGCCTGCGCAAACTGCTCTTAATACTGCCAACAAGACTTTTGATACAGCGCAAACTAAATATCAAAGTATTGTTGATTCAATTCAACCATATCTTGATCAACGCAACGAAGCAATTAGCAATGTTAGCAGTTATGTAGATACTATTAGAAATAGCCTTGGCGATGTCACTAAGATGGCAGACGCAAAGCAGGTTCAAACTTTGCTGGGGCAAATTCAAACTGCAGTTAAAAATACTAAGTTACAAGATTTAATTACACCTGTTGTTGGCATGGCGTCTCAGATTGACCCTCTGAAGATGTCTGCAATTCCAACTGTAAATATTCAGGGCGCAAACCCTGACGCCTTTAGCAATATTGACCCCAATACAAAGTTGCCTATTCTTGATCAAGGTGGCTTAGATGCTGTGCTTGATCGCTACAAGAGCAACAAAATTGATGAACAGCAGTACCGTGACAACTGGAACAAATTTGGTTGGAACGTTAAATCTGACGCCTCTACTGCGATGCGTGGGCCTGCCATTGTTGGTCTGGACATGGGAACTGTTAGTGCCGGTATGTCTGGTGGCGCAAGAGGAATTGTAAAAGCTGGCACCAATCAGGCTGCATCAGATGCTGACTTCAAAAAAGCAGCGGAACAGGTTGGTCTAAACGTTAACGACTATTACACAACGCAAGAATTTTCTGGTGCTTATGGGACAAAAAGTACACAGAAAGTTCTTGATAAACAATCTTTATATAACGACATTGCGGATCGTACAAAAGACTTCTACATGGTTGCCAACTCTATTGATGGCAACAAACATGCTGCGTTGCTGTTTCGCGCTGATGGTTCAGGAAACTTAGTTCCTGTAACCAATGAGCAAGGCGCGCCTATGGCGAATTACTACAACGCCACTAGAAACGTCACCGGAGAGACTTGGTATGGTGATCTATTACCTATTGCTGCAATAGGGTTGTCTTTTGCTATGCCAGGTCTTACCGGCGCGCTAGCAGGAAAAATTGGCGCGGCTACAGGCTTAGGCGCAGCTGCCAGTGGCGCACTTGCAGGCGCAGTAACCAACGCAGGCTTGGCGGCATTAACAGGCGGCAATATTGGGCAAGCTGCTCTTATGGGCGGTGCGGGTGCATTGGCACAAGTCAAATCCGCAGATATTGCCAATACTGCGCTAGGTGGCGTTGAAAATGTAAAGAAAGTTGCAGACTTTGCAGGCGTATCGTTAGGTCAAGCGCAACAAACCATTGCGCAAGGTATTAGTACAGGCTTGGCATCTGCAGCAATAGCGCCTGAAAAACTAGGTGAGAATATACTTGCCAATGTGGCAGGTAATTTTGCGTCAGCACAAGCGCAAAACGCCGTTACTAAATACATGGGCGAAAGTGGTGCATTACCTTTTATGGTGGATGCCGCAGGCAACGTAGCTCAAGTAGGGTCTGAAGCGCTTGTTCGTGGCGAGGATCTATATACTGCATTGCAAGCGGCAGCGCCTTCCATTGCAGCATCTGGTTTGAAAGCGCAACAAGCAGATACGCCATCTACAACGCAAAAAACAGCAGGTCTGCCTGTTGACCAAGTCATGGCCATGGGCGATATGGGGCCTGACTATTCAAGCATTACTGGTCAAGCTGGTGCGGGCGCATTAAGCGGCTTTGGTACAGGTGCTGCAACGCCTACCGATTGGAAATTGACTACGCCATTGCCTGGCTACGCAACAGGCCAATATGGCTATGAGGATATACAAAGACAAGCAGCTTTAGGCGCCTTAGGCTCAATAGATGGCTCATCTATTGTCACGAGGCCTGTTGACCCGCGTACTTTAGAAGAAGTTGAAGTTATAGGTCAGCGTGAAATTGAAATGCAGCCTTGGCGATATTTGCCTAGTGAAGAGCAAGATACGCCTGAGTTTGATGAGTATACAAAAGCGTCGCAAGAATTCCCACTAACTGAATATACTCCAGAAGCTTTAGCAGGCATGGGGAATATTAGAACTGCTGCAACAGGCACATCTGGCGCTGGATCATTAGGTTTATTGTCGACGCCTACTCTGTCAGGCGCAACGCCACAAGCGCCTACACCAACAATGTTGCAAACTAAGATGCCGCAGACAGCGTACGACCAGCTCTTAGAATTGCAGCAGTTATACCCTGGCTTAGCCGACGTGGATCGCGGGCTATTGGATGTAATCTCATCGCGCCTGCCTGATCAAAGCTATTACACATATGGTGCGCAGCAACAACAGTCGCCACTTGATATGTATACGCAGTTCTTAAAACAAGAAGATGGCATGCAACAACCACAACAACAAGTAGGCCTTGGCCCTACAGAAATGGAAAAAACTAGCCTTATTCGACCTGATGAGTTTAGTTTTGACGCAGCCCGTATGGCAGGCTTACAACGCTCCGATCGAGCAGAGCCTTTTATGTTTAGAAGTGGTGGCGATGTGCATGTTCCACAGTTTATTACAGGTAAAACAGGATATTATGTAGAAGGCGAAGGCGATGGCCAATCTGATAGCATACCGGCTATGTTGGCTGATGGTGAGTACGTATTTGATGCAGATACTGTAGCAGCTTTGGGGAATGGTTCCAATAAAGCTGGTGCAAAAATGTTGGATAAAATGAGAGAAAATATTCGTAAGCATAAGCGGGGGGCTTCGCATAAGAAGATTCCGCCAGCTGCGAAATCACCTCTGGAATATTTGAAAGGCTAAATCATGGCTCTTACCGTCGGCGAAGCGCTACCTGATGTAAATGTAGCGCAAACACAAAAAACCACAGCACCTAGTTGGTACACCGACTACCTTAGCAATATTGCGCAACAAGGTATGCAAGCTGGGCAGCAAGCTCAGTTTGTAGGCGCGACGCCTTTGCAGCAACAAGCTTTTGATTTGACCAAAGCCAATGTAGGTACATACGCGCCTACGCTGCAAGCCGCTGTTAATATGGCCCAAACAGGCGCTGGTACAACAGCGCCATCTGTGGTAGGCCAATACATGGATCCCTACACTTCACAAGTTGTAGGTGAGATTGGGCGACTTGGGCAACGTAATATTGTAGAAAATCTTGCCCCTGGTGCAGTATCTGGCGCAGTAGGTACTGGCCAATTTGGCTCACAACGTGGAGCTCAGGTGCTAGGCCGTACCATTCGTGACGCATTAGCAGATATTGGTGGCCGCCAGTCGATGGCGCTTAGCCAAGGATACCAAAATGCTATGACGGCTGCGCAAAACGACTTAGCACGTCAATTGATGGGCGCGCAACAGCTTGGAAGCTTGGCCGGTACGCAACAACAGCTTGGTTTAGGCGACGTTAATGCGCTGGCTACACTAGGTGCGCAGCAACAGCAAATTGGGCAGGCGCAACAATTATTCCCATTGCAAACGTTAGGCACCACGTCGCAGCTTATTAAGGGCTATAGTATACCTACAGATGTGGCATCCACATACAAAGGCCCATTGCCTGGTGCGTATGCTGCTTCGCCATTGGCGCAAATTGCGGGTCTTGGCTCATTGCTTGGTGCAAACGTAGGTTCTAATACAGTAGGCGGCACATTAGGTGATGTTATTTCCAAGGGCGCATCAAGTGCTTGGGATTGGCTAAGCAAGCAATTTTAAGAGGCTATTATGGCACTACCAACAATTCCTAAAGCGCCTACAGGCATTGGCCTTGATGAAGGCGCGCAATCAGAATATCTTGACGCGCTAAATAAAACGTTAACCGCTCTTGAAGCGCGCCAAGGTACCAATATGTGGAACGTGGCAGCGCAGTTTCTTGATCCTGGCCGCACCGGTACATTTGGCGAGGCTCTTGGTCGAGCTGCCGGGGCTGTGGCGCAAGATCAAGCTAAGCAACGTGAGCTTGAACTACCTATTGCGCAATTACGTGCTCAAATTGCAGGCCAAAAGTATGAACTGGCCAACCAGGCTGAGGGTATGAAAATGCTGGGGCAATTGCTTGGCACTTCACCAGAGCAAACTGCCGAAGGCGTACAAACAGGTCGCTTCCCAGCAGGTATAACTCGCAAAATTACACCTGATATTTACGCCGCCTTTGCTGCCAAGTACCCTAAGCTTGGGGAGATTCTAAAAAACTCAGCGGCAATGGAAAATGATGCCATTAAGAACTTTCTTGAGATGGTCAAATCTGGAGTTTCTTTGGCTGAGATGGAAGCCAAGTTTGGCCCTGAGTTTTTGCAAATGATACCACCTGAGTATCTCAATGCTTTGCGCCCTGGCTCAACTGGTACAACTGTGCCTACAACACCTTTGGCGCCTAGTGGTCGTGCAGCGCCATCACCTGTACAACAGCCACCTACAACTATCGACACATCCCGCAGTGATGCTGGTGTGCCATTGGCTGTTCGTGCTGAGGGTATGAAAGAGCGTCAAAAGCTGTCTGATGAAGAATGGAAAGAGCAACGCAACGTTTTCAATTCTTGGACACCGGATCGAGTTAATACCAACGTCAGAGATCTAAAAGAGTTGCATGACTTGGCTGATAAGTACCCACAAATTTGGGGCTTAATGCAACAGCAAGGTCTCTTGGCTGGTTTGCAAGCTGCAGCAGATAAGGGTGTTGCTACTCCATGGGGCGCATTCTCAGTGCCTGTACAAGAATTCTTATCCAAAGTTAAACTGTCGCCTGATGAACAAAAAGTCTTGGCTCGTGCCAGTACCATCATTGCCCGTCAATTCTTTGAAAATGCTCGAGTCAATAAGTCAGTTCTTGGCCCACAGATTTCTAATGCCGACGTAACTCTATTGCAAGCCCCAATGGTATCTCCTCGGGATGCTGCTGACGCCATCAAATACTACGCCAAAGAAAGTATTCTAGGCATGAAGATGCGCCAAGATTACTTTACTGCATTACGTGATTGGGATAAGCAAACAGGTTTGCGTGTGCCCTTTGGTGACTTCTTTGGCTCAAGGCCTTATAACGATATTGCAACTCGCTACCAAAGTCTGTACGGACAATTATATGAGCAACACTACCCATACAAGAGGTAATCATGGCAGATCGTCTTGAAGATCTAGACCCTATTTTTGCAACGCCAAGTGCGCCTGCGCCAAAGAAAACTGATCGGCGCCGTAAGCCTCGTGAAGTCTCAACTGAGCCTTTGCCGCAAATACCGCAAGACTCGACTGACTTATCTGCTGTGGATGAGGTCTTTACCGCTGGGCCTACGACTGGGCCTGCACCAAGTACTACAGTTCAGCCTACAACTAAGCAGGCGCCTGTTAGCAAAGAGTCTGCAGCACTTTCTGGCGCAGCAATTGGGTATGGCCTAAACCGCCAGCCTTTTCCACGGCCGTTGCAGCGTGAAGCACGTATTCAAGAGCTCGAGGCTACATCAAAGATTGGGCAAAAAGAAGCGCAATCAACCTCACGGCAATTGCAAAGTCTTATGTCTCGGCAGCAATCATTGGAGATTGCGCTAGATGACGCGCAACGTGAGCTATCTCAGGCACGAGCACAAGCAGCTCGCTATAATCTACCTACTGAGATCTCTGCTCCTGGCGAGGCTGCCGGTGATAAATGGTCACGTAAAGTTGTAGGTAGTATGGGCCCAGGTGGCGAGTCAGTTACTGAGGCTACTCGTGGCTATCGTCTACAGCAAGAGCTTGAGAAAACCGGCGAGGCTGCAAAATTTAAAGCCGCTCGATCTGGTTTGATTGTCCCCAATGCGCCAGAGTTCTCAGGCCAATTCACCTCACCTGTGCAAGAACAAGCATATAATCGTTTGCAGCAGGCACAAGCCAAGTTTGAGCAAGCCAGTTCGGCTCTCAATCAGACCAAGCTGGAACTTGAGCAATTGCAAAAAGGTCTTACCTCGACTCAAACGGCTGCTTCCAAAGCTGGCCAGCGTGCACAGCTTTTGCAAGAGATGAATCAGCCAGGCGTAATGAAGCGACTTGGCTACGCTGTTAAGAACTTCCCACTAGGTAGTACCCTTGGTGGCGGTATGGCCGGCTACGAGGGCGTACAAGCCTATGAAGCTGGCCAACGTGGTGATATACCTGGCGCCGTCATGCATGGCCTCTCAGCCACAGGTGGTGCCCTCATGACCTTACCTCATCCGGCAGCCAAAGGGGCTGGCTTGTTATTGTCTGCTCCACCTTTGGCATACGAACTGTATAAGGGTTATACCGGCGAATCTCCCCTTTCCCCCGCCGCAACGCCACAACCTAGGTAATCTCGCACCTAGTTTGTGGTTTTACCCCCGTCTAGTACGGGGGTCTTTTTTTCTGCAAACAGCGTTGCAACGTGCCAAGCTTCAAGCCAGACGTTGTAAGGGTCTCTAAGTAAGTCAGTATTCTTGGTCTTGATGAGCAAGCTCATCCATTCGTGATACTGCTCTTTTACTTGGTCTTCCATTGAATAACCCTTCCGGCGTTGTCGTGTTTACGATCATTAATCGGGTCTTCGTGAGCTTCAAGACTCTCAATGCCTCGAGCAGATTGCGCTCTAAACTCAGCCCATTTCTTTTTAAAGTTTTCTTGCTCAGTAGGTGGCACCCAGCCATATTTGATACGCCAACGAATAGTTACATCCGTAGTTGAAGGCGTGTATACGTACTCAAAGGGAATGCTCATAGTTCAACTCCTTTAGTCGATAACCAACCCCGCAACGCCGTCATGCCCCCATCAATCAAGACGTAATTTTTATAGATTTGGTACTTCTCAAAAACTGCATGTGAGATGAAATTTTTCATCAGCAAATACGCATCAGCGTCAGTTGCAATAGAGCCTTTGGCGTCGTCAGCCGTAAGAAACTTAAAGCTGTATCGATTGGCGTATTCATGCTCAATCATAGACATTTGATCTTCACGTAGTCCAATAATAGTAACACGGGGCTTGGACTTACCATTGGCTTCGTATTCTGGATTATTGCGTGCAACTTTAAACTCATGCTCAAGCTCTTTAACAGCCTTAACAATTTCAGTTTTTACGGTGCTGGCAATTCTACGAGCTATGGTGTCAATTAGGGCATCAATAGAACCTTCTGCTTGAGGCACTGGATGTGCACTGGAGACCACAACTTTTTGCTGTATAGGTTGCATATTGGCTTTAGCCATTGCAATATCCACACTATGTTTTGGAGGCACTGTAGCATTGGCCAATTTACGCGCCGCTGCAATAATATCTGCGGCATTGTAAAGACTTGTTTCCGGGCGTCGGCGATCTGGCTCAAGGACATATTGGGCTGCTCTTAAAGCGTCACCAATTTTATAGCCTTCATTGAGCTTTTTGGCGGCGGCGGTAATAACCTCGCCACGCTCTCTGGATGTCCAACGTATACGATTGAGGGTCATGATAAGTTCCTTTCAATGGTCAGGTGCTACACGTGAATTATACATTAAGGAGCCAGCGTGAGAACGCATGAGAACTGTCAATGTGCTTATCCATCAACATATGAGCCTCGTATCTCTGAATCCTTGGGGGTGGGTCAGCTACAGGTTGATGCGTTGACTTTTCAATAATGTCTTTAAACATCTTCATTCTGGACTCGTAAACGTGGAATGAGCCAACAGATATTGTCAATGTACCTACTTCTGCATTAAGCAAAGCTGCTACAATTTCTTGTAAGAATGAGAAAGTAGGAAGATCATTAGCCATCCCCCATAGAATGTCTTGGCTACGCATTATGGCTCTTGCGTTAAGCCGGCCTCGGCGTAGACGAAACTCAATGGCAGTTGTGCAAGGCACGTCTTTGGCCTCGCTATCCATATGAGCAACGTCAGTGCCGTACATAGGAATAACTGCACGACGGCTCATAGGGTCTTTTTGAAGTACACTAACAACATGGCGTACGCCATATTTACCAAACCAATAAGAACCATAGTTGCTATTTAACTTGCCATTAACGACAATTTTGCCCCATTGCGCAGCATGCTCGGCAATAGAGGTATCAAATGGATCAGCCTTTATGTACCAAGCCATTTCACGCTTAAGATAATTAAGATTAAAGTTACGACCGACAAAGTTGTTAAAACGCACGAAAGGATTAACAGTATAAGTAAAGTTCTCAATTTCCAAAGTACCCTCTCCCCGTGGCTCAGATCGAGTTCCACGGTATTCAAGTGCTTTATATATGAGAATGAGATCTTCTTCACGATGAATGAGTGGTATTTCCATAATCGCTCTCAGTAATGTGGTATGGCAAATGCGGGAAGTGCTGCATATGATATAGCGGCGGTGGCAGTTTGTACACTTGTACACCGGCGTTAATAGCCCAACTATAGGCGTTATTGCCTAAGGCAAAGATTCGGCTAGGCTTAAGCTGATTAATGAATTTTGCGTCAGTTGGTGTGCCTAGATAATTTTGTGTGTTGATCCAGTAAAGATCTTTCTCAGGCACGCCTTCGTTTTCTAGTGCATGAGCCAACATACGACTGGGGCCATCATCGTCCAAAAAGTTAATGAATGGCACAACAGCTGCAGATGCTCGCATATTAGTGCGAGGGCCTTTATCACAAAGCATAAGGATATTGCCTTCTTTAAAGCAACCACCACCGGATGCTCGATTAGGCACTGACTTTGCCATGACTTTTTCTAATAGGTCACTAACAGTATCTTTTTCATAATCATAGTGCACGATGGGCAAGCATGTATGCATAGGCAGCGTTTCATACGCATCATATACTTTGCCTAGTTGCTCAGTGGTGTCAAGGTATTCAATATCTTTGCGTGTCTTGAAAGTATCAACGCATAAAGCAAACTCAGGTTGGCAATGGATAACCACGGCGCCACGAGTTAATGCCACACGTTCTAGCATTCGATGGCGTGGCATATCTACACGAGTTACGCCATTACGATAGACCTCGCCATAGATTGGCTCTGATAACCAACTGCGATCAAGAATAACGTGGTCATCATAGGTTAATGCTTGTGACATCGATCTGAAGTATGTCTTGCATAATTCTTCAGACGACATACCGGTATAAGGGCCATGTTTTACGACATTGGTCAATCTTTCATGATTAAGCATTTGTCGCAACTTTTCAGATAGCGTGGTTTTACCCCCACCATCTGGCCCTTCAAGAATTATGATCATGCAAGCCACCCTTCCACTTTTTGCATTGTTTCATGCAAAGTTGCAACGTTTAGTTTGTCTGCTTGCAACCAGGCCAAGTATTCTCTTGCCTCGTCGCCCATTTTCTCTATTTCTTTTAGTGTGTATCCATATGCAGGATGGATCATCCCGGTTTCTTTGGGGTCGCTACCGAGTATAGCTCCAGCATGTGCAGCATGTAAGTATCTGACGCGCCACCATCCGCATCCGGCATGTTCATAGGTAGGACAAAGCACGCCTTTATAGGATCCATATTCCCAGACAATTTGAGACTCCAAAATCCTAGGTTGTCCAAGTGATTTTCCACCCACGGCACGAACAGGCCAGGTAAGATTTTGCCGATCTGCCCACTCATGCGCATCCTTTGATAATGAGGCGTTGTACCATTCAGTTTTTCTTTCTTGCCAACGTAGTCTATGTACTTTAGGCAAGTTGTACAAAGGTGATGGGTCCCAATGACGTATATCATCGACCGGCAGACCCATCTGTTTAACGTCGCCCCATGGAAATAAAGGTGCTAACCATGTACGATTGGTAAGTAGCTTGGTGTCAATAAAGTTGCCCCACGTAGGTAGCAATTTTTGAAACGACCAATCATCAAGACAAAGCCAAGCGTCTGGCCGTTGTTGCAATGCCCATATAGCGCCATTAACATTAACTGCGTTATGGTCTACAGGGTACAGGTAGATGAAGACCTTTTGATACTCAGAAAGATCCTCACCTGCCCCTACTGCTCGATGATCTACATCATGTACCAGTCGCTCAAACGCGTTACGCATCAACTCAGGTACTGACACAAACTTTGTGGAACTTGCACGCTGTGGATGATTTGTATGCGTCTCGGTGACGCCGGTTATAAGGATCTTCATTAGTCTTCCAGTTCGATATACCCTGCAGCAACGTCATGTGCAATATCGCCTGTACGGCCGCCCGCAGCAACGTATTCCTCGACTGTCATACCATTTTCATATAATGCAAACCGGTCTGCGGCTAGCGTATTATTGCGCTTAGGGTTTTCCTCAACCAGCACTTTAATCTTTGCTTGCTTATTGACACGGCGGCGCTTTACCTCTGACATAGCAGAATCTCCTTGTGTAAAAATAGTGGTGGTGTATGACATGCTTACTTTTCAATGATCAACAGCAATTTCAATTTTATCACGTTGCACGTAATCGCGTACCGCATTTAACAGATTTTGTTGAGTCTTGTCTTTGCGTTTTACAGCTGAGACAATGGCCTCATCAATGGTATCTTTTGCAATAATGTGGTGGACTACGATGTGATTTTTTTGACCTTGTCTCCACAGGCGTCTAATGAATTGCTCATAAACTTCAAGCGACCATGTGAGCGAGTACCAAATGACTGCATGGCCAGAGCCTTGAAGATTGAGACCATGCCCAGCAGACATCGGGTGCGCAAGTAAAACTGGAATTTCCATGGCATTCCATGCGCTAACAATGCTATCAAGTCTAGAACCAACAACGCCAGAACCAATGACTGGAGCCTGAGGAAACGCAGCTTTGAGTCTTTCCAGGTCGTGTTGAAAATGAAAGCCAATAATGCAAGGTTGGCCTGACAATTCGTCAACCAGATCTTGAACGGCTTGTGTCTTGGCGTCGTGTATGTGTATTGTCTCTTTGTTCTCCCCATCTAGGTATGATCCTCCATTGGCAACTTGTTGACATTTCATGACCGCCACGGCTGCGTTCGCAGCTGTTATATTGCCATACTGCAAGTCAATGGTAAGGTCATCCTCGAGGCGCTTGTAAATTTTCTTGGCGGCCTCAGGTAGTTCTACATAAATATTGTTGTATGTTAACTCAGGCAAATCTAGATGGTCCAGCGCTGCCATACGCAGTACCTTTCCCTCCAAGGCATCATAGATACGCTTTTCGCCATCAGGTTTGATTTTCCACTCATACCCACCAAAGCCGGACGGGTAAAAGTACTCATTTTTGAATCGAGTAATGTAAGGCCCAAATGTAGCGCCTTGGTCAATCACATATTGAGGGCCAAAGATATCCAGCAACCCATTTGGCGCAGGCGAGCCAGTCAAACCCCAGCGGCGATCAAACTTATTTAGCAATGGCTTCAATGATTTGTAACGTTGTGATTGCGTATTCTTCAAGTATGAGATCTCATCCACAACCAAAATCTCAAAAGGCCAAGGCTTGCCATTGAGTTGAGATGAGAGCCAGCCAATGCCTTCGTAATTCATTACGTAGATATCGTGGTTTTGCTTAAGAACTTTGTTCTTATTGCCACCATGCAGAATGCCTACAGAATAGTTTTCGAACTGCTCCCACTTTTTGACTTCGTTAGGCCATACAGAATACGTAGGCCGCAGAGGGGCTAGCACTAGCATCTTTTTGCAATGCCCTTTGGTCTTTAAGATTCTATACGCCGATAGAACAATTGAAGTTTTACCAAGACCGGGGTCAAGCCAAAGACCGCCAGAGCCTCGAGTAATGAGAAACTTTACAGCTTCCTTTTGATACTCATGCGGTTCCCAAAACACTGTCAATCCCCTCTTTAGAATCTAATACGTAAACTGTATGGTTAAGATCTTTTAGTTGCTTGTGTACTTTGTCCTGTAGAGGCGTTGTCTTTCCCCCAGGTTTTTTCAACTCCACCCATAATGTATGCCCACCAGATAAGACCACGATCCGGTCGGGCCACCCTCTCGCATATCGGACATGTAGTTTGAGGGTGAGCAGGTTTAGCTTTTTGCATTGTCGTGTAAAGTATGCCTCAAGGTCGCGTTCGAGTAATGCTCGAGTCACCATTGGCAAGGACCTCCATTGGACTTCCTAAAATGACACCATTTACATCCTTGCGATGGGCGTGGTGCAAAGATATCGTCATTCTCAATCTTGGTAATTCGAGTAGTAACCCATTCTTTAAGCTTCTCATGCTCTAATCGCGAATATGTTTGCCCCGCGTGGCGCTTGTTAAGATCAATATAGCAGATTTCAGTGGTAACAGTTTCTACTCTTGGATACTCAGCCATTATGATAGTTGCGTAAAGCTTGAGCTGATCGCCGTAATCCCTTTCTTTACCTGTCTTCCAATCCATAACGTGAGCAGTAGCGCCATCAAGCCACAGCACATCATAAATGCCACGAAGCCAAGCATCGGCAGCAAGAAAATCAGTGCGAGTCCAGTCTTTTTTGATAGCGAATTGCATCTCACTCTTGGCCCCTTTTGAAATTAGCTCGGCAACGTAGTCATTCCAATACTCAAAAGTATCTTCCAACTTTTGTTGATGATCAATAGCATTTTCAAATGCTGTATGTATATCTTTACCACGTTGCGCAGCGTCCCCGGTAGGTTCTTTAAGGCCATCAATACGAGTTAGCCGGTACTTATATGGGCATTCTTCGTATGACTTAATGGATGAGTGAGAAAAGCTACGCATTATTTAGTTTCCTGATAAGAGTTACCAACTTTATAGTCACTCACCATAGGCACATCCATGGGCAAAGCATGGCACATAGCCTGTGTTAAGCATTCTGCCTCACGTTCCACAGTATCCTCAGGTGTAGAAATAACCAGTTCATCATGGACGCTTAACAATAGGCGACTACCTTGCCGTGTCTTTTGGAATAGCAACATGGCCGCCTTAGCTTGATCAGCAGCTGAGCCTTGAATGAGTAGATTAACACCTTTGTAATCAAACTCACGTAGCCGGCCATTGATAATCTTAGGTGGCTCCATTTTGACCAGACGCCCGCCAAGGGTTTTGATGGGTTGGCCTAATTTGTACCTTGTCCTCATGGTGGCTTGCATCGCCTTGAGGCCTGGAGCCACGGCTGTGGTATAGGCATCCATCAATGTCTTGGCCAAGTCGTAGTCGATCTCAAGCATCTCACTGATTTTCTTTGGGCCAGCCCCATAGAGAATAGCAAATGAGACGCCTTTTGAGTAAGTACGACTAACCTCACGGCCGGATGCCTCGGTCATCATCTTGGCTGCGTAGGTATGCAAATCAGCACGAGCATCTTGCTGGTATTGCTGCATAAGATTGCCACCTTCAAAATGAGCAAAGATACGCAACTCTTGAGCATTGAAGTCGCAGGCTACCAGTTTATGGCCTTCATCCGGTAGAATGAAACTACGTACCAAAGGCAATGGCGCCACATTGAGATCCGGTGGTAGGTTTACCTTCGGATATCTAATGGGTGCATTTTGGAAATTAGGAGTGCTACTGAGCCGTCCTGTTCGTGTGCCTCCACGCTCACCTCTAACACTGTTCCAATTGGTATAGATTCTGCCGGTATGCTGGCCCGATGTGAGCCAAGGGTCAATGAAAGTTGAGAGGCATGTAGATAGATTTGCACGATACCTAAGGACATCTCGCAAGTGTTCATGAGTAAGCATCTCCTCTAGTGCTTCTTTAGTGGCTTGTTTCTGGCCTTTGTCTGTGGTAGGCCAGGCTTTATTTTTGTCCCAATGCTCCGATTGATAAATACTTTCGACCAGCTGAGAATCGCTGTCGACATTCAATTCAGGAGAATTCAACAATGCACGAACCCAAACATTACAAGCCTCAATATCTTTTATGGCCTGTTCTTTTGCTGCTGATAACCCAGCCACATCAACTCGAACGCCTAAACGTGAGTTTTCAAGCAACAGTGGGATCAGTTCAAGTTCACGTATATACGGCGCCTGCTGAGCCGGTAAAACGTTTGAAGCGGTAAACTCAAATAGCTTAGCAGTAAGCCGCACGTCAGCCTTGGCGTAACGACCTACCAGCTCGACGGGTCCTTTGCTGATGTGTGCGCCCCATTGTGACTTTTTTCGTTTAGCGTCAGGGACGTTATTAATGATCCATTCTTTAAGCTCATCTCGTTCTTCTGGGGTGTCGAGGCTCCAATGGACCACGAGATCTTTGAGCGATAATGAAGGTACATGTGGATCGAAGAGAAAAGAGAGAATGAGAGTGTCGTGTAACCTAGATGCGTCGGGGATAGCCAAGCCAAAATGAGTATCAGCAACATCCAAGTCAAATAGGGCGTTATGAAAGCATAGCGGTCGATTTGAATCATACATTTCTCCCATCATGCGCCTTACGGCGTCAAAAGTAGAATTATTACCTGTAATATGGCCAAAAGCAAAATAGCCATCAGCGAACTGACCTGTAGGATCATACACAGCAAGACCCACCGGTTTAGGCGGATACGTCGGGCGAGCCTCGATGCCTTCTGTCTCAAAGTCAAGGAATATAGGTATCATTAGTAGAAATAGAGAGGTGCGCAAGTTACGTCAACGACGACATCTGTTGTATGGTTACCAATCTTACGCTTACCCATAACCAATACAGCGCGCATACGACTAACTTCGCATTCTTTGACTGCAATGATAACTTCATTGCGGCTCATGGCATTGATCTCTTTATCAAGTATCAAAGCCTGCGATGGGTTGGATGTTGATGAGCAACTCACCAGCATCGTACATACAAAGATTAATGTAAACATTTTCATTTCAATCCTCAAGAAAAGGTGGGGTACTCGCTGCTTCTGCCTTGATCACAGACCGGTTAATCAAATTGGCAGCATCCGCTTTCCCCCATAAACTACACCATAATGCGACCTGTCGTATCTTCTACAAAACGCTTGGCTGCATCATAAAATGCGTCCTTGCCTTTTGTTACGTAAATGTCGTACAACCACATGGCGTCAAATACGTGCAGGTCACGCAATTTCATTTCCTCGATAAGATCCTCATCAGAAAACTCATCAAGGTGTACGTCAACGCTAATGAAGGTCATAAAGCCTCCTATTAGAAGCGATCTGACTCAGCAACAGGCGCAGCAGGCGCATCATCTTCCATTTGGCCTACAGTCTCAATAGCTCTTTGAACCTCGTCCTGAGAGCGCTTGATAATTGCCTGCACAATCGCCGGATCGTCAATCGCCTTGACCATACTGAAGGTTACCTTGAATTGCGTCTTAGGATCCGGTACAACAGCAACCTCAGTAATGACAGCCAATGGTGGGCGCTTTAGCGTTGCGGCGACTGTTTGTACATAGTTGGAATAATTCTTAATGCTGGTGACCGGCGGTCGAAGCGCCGCGACCTCTGCCGCAGCCACAGACTCCGCAGTGGTAATGCTATCTGCTGGGATGAGAAGGAGTCGACGTGTTTCACGGCAGGCTTTACCTTTACCACCGGTTGGTGACGAGCCCCACTGGTTTTGTGGGCAACCTTCGCAGTTTTCATGTTGTGGTGCCTCCGCAGTTGTGGCAGGTCCCATGCCGGTAGCTACCGGAGCAATGGCAAAGCACTTAGGTCCTACTATCTTGGTAGGATCATAACGATCCGAGTAGTACAGGCGCTCAATTGGAGCTGCAAGAATAACGCAGGCCAGTTTATTGCCAGTGATAGGGTCACCGCGGTAAGTTAGAACTCCACCTTTGGTTGACAGGAACGTGGCCGTAAGACCGGATTGTTCGGCCTTGACATTCTCTGTGGCCATAGCGGCCAGTTGATCTTCAAACAGTGCAACAGCATTATTAGTTTTGGCCATGATGGCTCCTTTCAACGAGTTACTTGCGACGAACGGAAAGTTCCCAGACGGAAGACATTTTCGTACCGGGTATAAGATCTCCAGACTCCCACCGCTCACGGAAGACTTGAGAGGATAAACGCTTGTGAAGAAGTTCAAATTGATTTGTCTTTGCAACATGATCGTAGAAGACGTTCCAATCCTCAATGGATGGATGATGCGTTTCACGCATGGTGCAGCTTGCTTTTTCCGACGCGGCTTGCGTAATTCCTGCAAGAGCCATTTGTTCCATAATGTCGGCTTCAATGGCGGCCAACTTTTCGTTTGCCTTTTTGATGTCCTCATTTAAGCTTTCCTTCAAAGCTTTGGTTTCGACATACTTATCAATTAGGTCGGAGATTTTCATTCGCCACCTTTGTATTGTGAGAGGATAGCAATCATCTCGCCTTCGGGGCCAGTCCAGCCAATGGGTTTGACCACATCGTATTGGCGACCTCGAGTAGAGCGTATGAAATCATCGGCCGGTTGCTTTTTCATATTTGCCGCATGTACCACTTCAAATAGATCATCAAAAGGTAGGCCCATTGCATGAGCACAACCAAGAGCAACATACACAAGATCGACAATGGCGTCAGCAGCATCAACCAAAGAATTTTCTTCATAGGCTTTCATGTACTCAGAAATTTCCTCGAGGATGAATCGCACAAAATAGGACGACTCTTCAGGTGAAAGCAAATGAGGAAAGGTTGATATTGGCAAGCCCATTTTTTTCCTGAACTTACCTACTTGCTCAAAGGTAGTCATTCTAGCTCCTCAATGCCTTCAGCATTGGCAATGTATACGTCAGCAATTGCGCCAAATTGTGTGCCTAAAAGATCTAATTGCTCAGTAAATTCTTGCACAGCGTCATCAAGGCTATCACCATGGACAAGAATTACGCATTCGAGACGATAGAGACTCATGCGGCCTCCAAGGCAGTAGACTGATGCTCGTTGATATAGTCACTGAGCCAGATTGGCATGGGTCGCTCACCACGGTGATAAAGCATGGGCATGGTTGCGGACTTAGAAGCGTAGTAGCGACGGTAGGATTCGATAGCGTCATTGGATTTGTATTGGTCAGGCATAGCTAGAGGTGGGTCGGACCATGTAGCAGGCATGTCATACATGGCAGGTGGAGCTTTGAGTAGCTCGGCAACAAGTACGTCGCGTGATTTGTGGTTTTTGCCGTAACGTACAAAGAATTCGCGGCCAAGGTAGGTGGCTAGAGTAACGACGTAGTCATAATGCAAACGTGACTGGCGAGTCCAGATGGCGCTAGGATGGTTGACATGCGTAGATTTGTAGGATACTGCATGGCCATTGCCATGGACGTGATGCGCTGTGGCTAGGAGTTGGCAGGATTCGATAAGCATTTTGCCAACATGCTTGTCGCAATGCATAGCTGCAGCAACAGGAGCCAGGCGGTGCAAAAAGAAGATATTCATATGACTACCTTTCAATAATCAACAACGAGTGGACGAGTGGACAACAGAACAAATATACACCATATTACTCGGTTGTAATAGGAATTTGCTGCATAACTTTCATGGCATAGATCCGAGCTTCGATAGGAGTATAGTTGGCCATCAACCGGTCACGAATTGATTTGAACTCAGTTGTCATAGTGTTATGCAATGCAAAGTGCTCATCGACAGTAAGGGCCAGGTAGTCATCAAGGGCATGGCACAGAGCATCCAGTTGGGCCAGAGTGAAGGTGCGATTGGTATCCATGGTAGTTCCTTTCAATAGTCAAAAAAGGCCCCGAAGGGCCTGGATTAGTCTTCGATCATTTCGCGGAGATTGGCAACAGCCTCTTCCGGAGTGGCGCCGTAGGCATGCACATCATCGCCGCAAGCACCTTTTTCGTAGGCTACGTATGCCAGTTGGGGGAACAGAGTGGCGCCATCGGAGATGAAAGTCTCGTATTGGCGATAGACCAGGTTGGCACCAACCATCTTGCCAAAGGTATGCACACGCTCGGGAGGCAGAACCGGATTGAGAGTCATATACCGCGTAGCAGCCTCGTTAGCTGAGGTATACGCATAGTCATTGGAGAGTGAGTTGAAGCCAGCATGCTTAACCCATTGGCCATTTTCGAGGACCTCAACCACGACATCGTGCGTGACTTTGAACGGGTCGCCGGAGGTGTTGATGCGTACATTACTTGCAAGCTGTCTCATGGTCATTCCTTTCAATTATCAGTTTGGTCATGTGGCGGTGTTGCTTGCCACATGAGCCATAATACCATTTCGCCAGGGAAAGTAAACAAATTTATGCAAGAGTCAGCAATTCTTCTGCTGCTTTTGCCTTAACATTAACACCGCCACCAAACCAGGCATTTGCCATTCTAGCATCCGGTGTACGAGCCGTTTCCCAATCCATCAACTGCGTGACGGCGTTGAGAGCGCCCCAGGCTGTACCTTTGGCAGATTCCAGCTCAGCACCGATGCCTGCGCCTTCGAAGAGAGCCAGTGCTCGAGTTGCTGCGCGGCTTGGCTTCTTATCGTCGCCGCCAAGAATCTTGGTAAAGACACCCATTGCTTGAGTGGAATCAATCTTAATCTTGGCCAGGAGCTTGGCGGTGGCCTCGAAGTCCTTGAAGGCTTGGTTGAACTCGCCAAGAGAAGTTTTGACATGAGCTGCGTTAAAGACTGAGTTATGACGAACCTTGACGACGTCGCCATTGCGTGAGCCAGCGGCAATTTGCAGAGTGTTATTGCATACAACGCGGACCGAGGTGAGCCTTGCCTGAGTGGCTAGCGAGCCATCGCAACTGGAAGCCATAAGGAGATATTGAGCCACTTTGTCGCCAGCCACAGAGAACTCGCCATCCATTTTAGCCAGTGCCCAGTAATGAGCACCATTGCGAAGCACACCGGCAGTTTCCAGATGCGCAATGCTGCCAATCATGTCACGGAAGAATTCCAGCACTTCCATTGGCTGCACAATGTTGTATTTATCTGAGACCAGACCAAGTGGCAGGTTGGAGTCAGCGCGGTAAAGAACCTTCTTGCCTTCATAGGGAAGCAATTGTTGCTTTGACCATGCTGTATTTGGCGTTTGAAACTGGACGCCAGCAGATTGGATCATGAAGTCCAGACCGGATTCCTCGGCCCAAACTTCCAAAGGTGCGTTGTCGGTCAGCTTTTGACCAAGGCCGTGCCAAGGGGTGTCGCCAACGTAGGCCATTGCGGCTTTGCCGGATGCAGTGGTTGCAAGCATGTGAGCCATGATGTATTCCTTTCCAAGTTCAGTTAAGTGGGGTGCTACATGAGCATATTACACCAATCTTTCGTCTTGGAAACAGGCAAAATGCACAAATTTACGAAAAAAGCGCACAAATAGTTGCCAAAAAGTATCATTGCCGTTGCGTAGGGATACGATTCCTTATCTTCTCGGCAATATCTGGCTGCCCTTCAGCCTCTGCGACCTTGGCGCATTCTTCTCTTTCTATAAAGATAGCCTGCTTTGTGGTCTCAATGGCAACAGTCATGATCTCAGCCTTGGCCAATGTAAGGGCGTCATCAAATTCTTTTTGCGTAAAAACTTGTACGTGGCCTGAGTTGGCCAAGAATTGCTTTTGAAAGTTGCTGAGCTCAGTCATTTTCTTCTCCTTTTTTCCAAGGTATGACGTTAGGGGGTAGATTGTTGGTAGGCTCTGGTTGTGAGAGTATGAAGCGGGCGTATTCAAGCATACGGAAGTAAAGATCATCTAATACGTCGCCTTGAGCAGTGCGAAATGCTGCCATCTTTTCAGGGTCATCCGCGCAAAGCTGTATGGCGGCATCATAAGCTAGTACAGCACGTGCTAATTCTTTATGCATCTGCTTCATAGTTTATCCTTGGCAATCTTCTTTTTAAACATGTTGCGAATATCTTCGATTGGTAAACTTGTACGGTCATAAATGTAAAGGATCATCTTTGGCGTTAAGCCGCGTCTGCCATTGTTAATACGACTTATGGTTGGCGCTGATGCTGCCAAGAACTTAGCCAAAGCGTAATCACTTTGTAAGTTGTATTTGTTTTTGAGGTATTCAAAGAGCTCGTTAGATTCATATGACTCACTGCGTGGTGTGACCATGTGTTATTTTCCTTTTTGTTGAGAAGCCAGATTCACGTGTACGTTTTATGCAATGCATACATACCCAACGCCTTGTAGATCTTGTAGCCTTATACTCACCGCCGGCCTGTTCTTGGTGCACGCGACAGCTGGAGCAATATTTGCGTCCATAAAGATCACTTTTGATTTTGTATACGTCATTCAAGTATTCTTCTCCTTTAGCTTGGCTTCGACTAAAGCCATGATATACCCCCTGTCCTTGGATTCTGTTTCATTGATAATTTCACGCTTGTCTTCATTCGTTAGCCCTTGCCATTCACGCTGCGCTGCCGATTCCAATTCCTCGATGCGCTTTGCCATGCGCTGCTGTTCCTCAACCATTACAGCCATCGCATCCCAGTCAGGATTGAATTCGTTCGCTAGTGCTGCGCGGAGGGCTTCGATTGCATGAGCGCTGCGGTAAAAAGCCGCTGGGTCGTCAATATCAATAGGTTTGCTTTCTTGAAGCGCATGCAGCGCCATCTGAGCCGCTTCTCGTAGTTTGTCAGTCATTTCTGCTCCTTCACCATGCGCCAAAAAAGCCGCGCAGAAAAATCAAAAGACAACCAAAGACAACGCCAAGTAGGAAGTAAACGATGTCAGTCATTGCTATTTCCTTTCACCACTCGCTTACCTTCACGAGCCTCGTCAACCATTCTTTGCAAGTCGCTAAGGTAGTACCATCCTTCAAAAAGATAAATGGAGGCGGCGTCTTGTATTTGCTTCTCAACCAGCTCTGCTTCTATATTCTTGTAGTCGCTCACGGTATTCCTCTTTTTGTTTTGTATTGAGATGAAAGAAATCATGTATAGGGTACACGCCATCAACAGGCTCATCACCCTCAAACTTGACCAAAGCTACCTCAACAACGTCGCCATCAAGAATCTTAGTGATTCGCCATAATGTAGCATTGACGAACGTATCCGTCACCACGATATCGCCAACCTTAAGTGTTTGTGGTTTCATTGTTTTCTCCTTGCGCGGATAGCGTCAGCAAACTTTGCTTTGACATCAGTCCACACATATATCGAATCGGGATAGTTCTCGCATACCTTCGCACACGCCTCACGCTCGGCTGCTGCGACTAAGGCTGCGAAGCGTTGGAGTTCTTTTGGGTAATTGATGATGGCATCGTGAGATTCAAAGCCAGCCTCCCGCGCCATGCGGATAATGTCTTCTTTAGTCATCAGTCGTTCTCCCATGGGTCGCGTATTTCTAATGCTTCTATAAACCACAGCACGCCTATGATACCTAGAACAGCTACAATCGCACCGCAGAATAAGATGATTATGATAGAGAGTAATTGGGACATAAAGCTCCTTTCAACAGTCAGACATTACACAAAGAAAATATTACATACATTTTTCATCCATGTACAATGGATGGTGAATATAATAGTGGCAGGTGCTACCGAAAGGTGGCGCTTACACTCTGCGGTTGCGAATTTCTGATTGTTGAACAAGCAAAATCCGATTTACGCAGTCATGATAAAAAATAAGGCTCTCTATCTGCACAATAGAGAGCCTCACTTTCACTACAGGGATTACGAATGTCATCCGGTTTCGCCGCCCAAACAACATCACCTGAGCAATTATATACCAGCTTCACAGCAGATAGACAGTTCGATGATACCGATTGCAAGATTCTCGGCTTAGAACTTCTGACACCTGATGAGACATACGACCTTCTTGGCCACACCAAAGAATGGTCCGTCAAATTACCTTATTACGATTTCTCAGGCCAACCAACTGGCTTCAATCGAGTCAGATTGCTCTTCCCCAAGAGCAAAATGAAATACTCTCAGCCTAGAGCTTCAGGTTCTCATATCTATTTCCCACCTGGCGCCAATTGGAAAGCTATTGCTCAGGATGTGGATATTCCCATCATCATCACCGAAGGGGAATTCAAAGCATATCAGATTCTGAAGCAAATTACCGCTGACGGCAGCCTCTACGCGCCTATTGGCTTGGCAGGCGTCACCAGTTGGACTGACAAATCTGGCCTGCCTCTACACGCCGACCTGATGAAAATAGCTTGGAGGCGCAAAACCAGCTTCCAAGAAAAACACCGAACTGTTTATATTGTCTTTGATTACGACGGAAAAGAAGAAGATGGCGAGCCCAATGAACAAGTTGCCATGGCTGAAACTAAGTTGGCTGTCACTCTACGTGGCCTGGGGGCTGTGGTTCACCTTTGCCGCGTTGGCAAATTTGGCCCTGGCGTGGGCTCTAAGTATGCTATTGACGACCACCTATTAAGCAATGGTAGCCTTGCAAGTGTATTAACTGCCACATCGGTGGTGATGAATGGTGTTGATACAATGGAAACTAAGCTTTATGAGTTCAAGACTCAATACGCTCTCTTCAATGGAGATGTGATTCGCTTAAAGGACGGGCTCATTCTTAATTGGAACAAAGCCAAAATCGATAGTGCGCAGCAATACTTTACTCAGGTCAATACTAGCAGTCGTGGTAACGTTACCACCAAAGATATAGCGCTTTTGGATGAGTACAAAAAATGGCCACGCTGCTGCAAAATAGAGCAGGTAGGTATGTATCCGGAGTTCCAAGGTTTGCAGATTACGCCGGATAAGAAATATAACCTATTTAAAGATTGGGCTCATGAGCCTATACCTGGAGACCCCAGCCCATATCTAGATTTTTGTGATTACTTCTTTCAGGCTGAGCCAGAGTTTGTCAAATACTGGCATGATTGGGTAGCCAATATCATTCAATACCCATGGAGGCGTAATAACACCACGCCACAGTTCATTCATGACATGGAAGGTATGGGCAAATCAGCCATTCCTGAATTCATCGCTGAAATGCTTGGTATGGGAGAAAACTCTCCGGCTGCTACGCTGGGGCCAGATGATCTTTTCTCCAACTTCAACGGCGTCATGAAAGGAAAGATCTTTGTGGTGGTCAATGAGCCAAGCTCAGACCGCGATGACCATAGCGCTAAATTAAAGAATCTCATTACCGGCAAGGAGATTCTTATCAACAACAAATATGGCGCTCAATACACCGTCAAGAATTACGTGAATTATGTATTCACATCCAATAAGCCCTACATCACTCATATGGGCGCCAGTAGCCGTCGAGAAGCTATTTATAAGTGCCCTACCTTCAGTCAACAAGATATTCTGGAACGTGTTAGTGCCATGATGCGCTGGGCTCGATCCAACCAAGGCTCTGGCTTCTCAGCTGTTCTTGACTGGTATTTGAGTCGTGATATTAGTAATTTTGATCCCTACGCTCCAGCGCCAATGACGGCGTATAAGCAGAAAGCGATTGAGCTAAGCAAGTCTCCATTAGAAGCTTTTGCCAAAGAATTGGCTGACTGGACACGTGAGCATTGCAACGGAGAAGCTGCTTTTACTCCTGCGCAACTATCTGTTTTATGCGAACGCTGGGGCTACGACGCTAAAGCTAAAACGCAATATATTCGTCGCGCAATGGAGGCTCAAGGTGAAAGTGAGCCCAGCAAAGTGATCAAAATCAACGGGAAAACGCATCGATATACAACTTTTGTGGTTACACAGTCGAAGGTTACACAACGTAGTTGGGTTGATATTGTAGCAATTACTGAAAAAGCAATATTGTCAGAGTTGGAAGGATAGTTGATTGTGTGGTATCAAAATGGGTGAAACCTGAAACTTTTTTGTAACCCTCAAAGCCTTTGGCTCCATTGGGAAGTTACATAGTTATAGAAGGTTACAGTAATTCTAAAAAAATATAAAAAATAAATATTATATATATATGCACTCGTATATATAGAGTTCTGGCTAAGTGAAACCATTTTTTGTAACCCGTTGTCATTTTGGTTTGTGTATTTACTTTTTCGAAAATGAGGATAAAATCCGAGCCATGACTACCAAGACTCCATCAAAAAACGGAAAGTTTTTAGGGCGTCCAAGCAAATACGACCCTGCTTATTGTGAGCAGGTCATTGAGCTTGGCAAGCAGGGCAAGTCACGTTGGGCGATTGGGTCGATACTCAACATTCCGCCTAGCAATCTCACAAATTGGGAAGCTGCGCACAAGGATTTTCGGGAAGCCTTGGAAATATCACGACAGCATGCGCTGCAATACTGGGAAGAACTGGCTGAGAATCATCTCATTGAGTCGCCTGGTAGCCCAAAGCTAAACACTGGTCTCTGGTCAAGAAGCATGGCTGCGCGGTTCCCCGAGCAATATCGGGAGAACTCCAAAGTTGAGCTCACGGGTAAGAACGACGGGCCTGTGCAAGTTGAGCATACGCATGACTTCACGGGTGAGCTGTTGAACGAGCTTTTGGCTGTGAGGCAGTCCGATGCTGAGTCCCGAGGTAAGTGAGCAATTAGCCGAGAAGATACGCAAAGGGCCGGATCTCAACAAACTTCCGCCTGAGCAAAAAGCCGCGACTTTGGCGCGGATGAAGTGGCTCCTCAAAGCCGGTAAGCATCAGATCCCTCCATCCGGCGATTGGTGGAGTGTGTGGTTACTCCTTGCAGGACGTGGCGCAGGCAAGACTCGGTGCGCAGCCGAGTGGGTGTGGTGGGAAGCTTGGACTCAGCCTGGCACACGTTGGTTGGTCTCAGCACCAACATCCGGAGATGTTCGTGATGTTTGCTTTGAAGGCGATTCCGGACTGCTTAATGTCATCCCACAGCTTCTCATTGAGACGTACACCAAGTCTCTTCACGAGTTGAGACTCACAAACGGGTCTATCATCAAAGGCATCCCAGCTTCAGAACCGGAACGATTCCGTGGTCCTCAGTTCCATGGCGGTTGGCTGGATGAGTTGGCAGCATGGGATTACCTGGATGACGCATGGGATATGCTGCAATTCGGATTGCGGCTTGGCAAGAACCCTCGGCTGATCTGTACCACAACACCTAAGCCCAAGCCTCTCATTGTGGATCTGGTGGCCCGCGATGGGGATGATGTGGTGTATACCTCGGCCAGTACCTACGACAACCTCCAGAACCTCGCTCCGACCTTCCAGAAACAAATTTTGCAGTATGAGGGGACCAAACTTGGGCGCCAAGAAATTCATGCCGAGATTATCGACCCTGAAGAGGCGGGTATCGTCAAGCGTGACTGGTTCAAGCTCTGGCCTGCTGAGAAGCCTCTCCCGAAGTTTGAGTATGTTGTACAGTCCTACGATTGTGCTACTTCGGACAAGACCCACAATGATCCAACAGCCTGCGTCGTCCTGGGCATCTTCAAGCCTTCCGAAGACAAACCCCTTGCAGCAATGGTCGTTGATTGCTGGGAAGAGCATTTGCAGTACCCCGACTTACGACCAAAAGTTGTTGAGGAGTCTAAGTCGATTTATGGGGACGAAAATGAGTTTGGGCACGGGAAGAAGGTCGACCTTGTACTCATCGAAGATAAGTCGGCCGGTATCAGTCTCATTCAAGATCTTCAAAGAGCCGGAGTCCCCGTAAGAAGCTACAACCCTGGGCTGGCTGACAAGATGCAAAGGCTGAACATCGTGGCACCCATCATTAAGCGGGGTCGAGTCTACGTGCCTGAGTCTATGAAGAAAGCCGGCTTTGCACGTGATTGGGTGGAGCCTTTGATTAGTCAGCTTTGCGCTTTCCCTGAAGTTCGGCATGACGACTTGGTTGATGCCACGACTCAAGCTTTGAGAATTTTGCGTGATATGGGATTCTTGGACATTGATCCGGTATACAATGACGAGAGTTCGTATTCCGACGACTCCCAGCCAAAGAGGGTCAACCCCTATGCCGTATGACGCGTTAGGTAACTACATTCCTGGCGAAGAAGACTACTACGCCGGAACTCAACGTCCTCGAGGCGAGGTCCCTCGTCCTGGATACCTGGACATTCCCACTGCGGATCCTTTGTACAACAATCCTCCGAATATCGATGAGATGCGTCGTGCATTGGCGGCAATGCGTCATGCCAATTTCAAAGATCCGCTTGCAAAGCCACGTCAACGCTTTTCTGAGTTGCAGCGTGACATGGCTACATTGCCACAGCAAGTCTCCGATGTAACCAATACGCTCTTCGGTAACCCGTTCCAAATGATGGTGCGGACACCTTGGCAGGCTTTGTTGACAGGTCAAACATCTACGCCTGAAGTCAACGCATTGCTCGAGAAGAACGCAGCACCAATGCAAACACCCCAAGGCGAAGAGTTTGCGTCAGCATTTGGTAAAGCGTTTGAAGCCTCTAAACTGCCGCATGCTTGGCCTGCAATGCCAGGCGGTTTGCCACGTCGCCCTATGCTCACAGGCGCAGATGTCTTGGCATTGAAAGGTGACGCCGCGCGTTTAGCTACACAATTGAGAGAAGTGCCTGCTGATTTCCAGGCCGCGCAAACTGGCTTTCAGCGCATTGACCCTATCACAGGCAAACCAACAATTGGCTCACGTCTGCAAAGCTTGGCAGATGAGTGGGCCAGCATAAGTGAGAGACGCCAAAGTCTGCAGGATGAATCGCCATTTGCCGCCGCCACGTCGCCTGAGATGTACGCTGTACGCCGAAAAGGCACAAAGTTAATAGAGCCTACCAAGCCTGAAACGGCAATGGGCGCAAGCTTTACTGTGGACCCGGCAACTAATATCGTACGCACAGTTGCAGGTGCATCTCGAGAATTGGCGCCATACAATTTGCTTGCGCAATGGCGCGATCGCATTGAGAGTGAATTGCCCAATCCTTTGATAGATGCAATGCGTGAGTACGCAGTAGAGCGTAAAATGGAAATGTATCCAGATCTTGGCTCATCAGATGCAAGGCGAGCATTTGATAGAGAGTACAGCGAGCGCAATTCCAACGCAGCCAAGACAATGGAGCTTTACACTGAATATCTCAATTCACCTGAAGCGCGTGCATTAGCCGAGCGCACAGGTGCCAATATCGTAACGCCTATTGACTTCACGCAACGCCACGCTGCAGCAGTTGATTGGCTGCAAGGCCCCTTCTCAAACTACTTGGTTCGTAACGTAGGCACTGAAGGTGACCCATTGGTAGGGTTGGCGGCGCAAGGTTTGACGTACGAGTCGCCTGAGCTTATACGTGATATGGCGTCATACATACAACCTGAGTGGGTGCAACCATCTCGCGAAGCTGCAGGGTACCCCGTAGAAGGCCTTGTAGGTGTAAAAGCAAACGAGAAGATGGGGCAATTGCTTGTTGCGCAAGATGAGTTAGATGCAATGCAAGATCGACGTAATACGTTGCTTGCACAAGCTGAAGCTCAAGGTGTAGACCCTGCAACGATTCCCGAGTATGCAGCCTTGACCAATCCATTGCGAGTCAAAGGTCGGCAAATTCAGCAACTTGAAAAAGAAATTGAGAACTTAAAAACCGGCAAGGCGTATGAAGCTATATCAGATATGGCTGTAGCATTGCGTACGCCAGAACAATTTTTGACGCGTGATATTGATCCGTATGAGCGTCCGTTTTACCCTTCTGCTACACGTGCAGCCGAAGGTGAGACAATATACGCAGGCCGAGAAAGTCAAATTGGGCATGAGTTAGGTTTTGGAAAGATTGCACAAGATTTCTATGACGACGTAGTGCGAGGCAATATACCGGCGGATCAACTTAAAAATCTAACCGTTGAAAAGTATGTACGCAAAGGCGCTGAAAGGCGCATGGCCAAAGAGGCAGAAGAAGCTAAGGCTGCGCAAGTCGCTAAGCAAAAAACGCTTGATGCAGCGCAAGCGCAACTGGGCTTGGCGCAAATTACTTTACCTAAGACCAAAGTTATTGAATTGGACTTTGAAACACCGCCTGAAACAATTGCCAAAGTACTAAGTTTGGATACACTGGTGTTGGATCATTGCGTTGGACAATGCGGGCAAGCAGCTGAAGGCTCACGCAATCTGTTCACAGATGAGAGACAAAGCTATAAACCTATCTTTGACTTTGCAAAAGATGAGTTTACAGGCGGTAGAGACCCTTCTGAATTCTCATATGTAAATGCAGTAATCGAAGGCAATAAACGCTTGGCCAGTGTGCGTGATGCTCAAACAGGTTTGCCTGTAGTAACCATCGAGTTAACGCCCCGCAGAGAAGGCGGTTACAGCATAGGCTATGTATCGGGCGCAAAGAATGGAAAAATCAATCCTGCGTATAGCGATGACGTAGCTGAGTATATGAATCAATACGCAAGCATTATCAACCAAACGTCAAGCAATTTGCATGAAAATGCCGGCGTATTTGATACGCGCAATAACAACGACTTTAGATCATTGGCTCGTGATGTTGAGCGTAGAACTGACATGCCTGTAGATGTCATACGTAGCATTGACTATAGCACCGCGCCGCGCTTTATGACGCAAAAGCAATTCGACGAGTTTGTAAAGCAGAATAGCGATAATGTGGTGCCTACAACTGAGCCTGTTGTTGCGCCTGAGCCTCCGTTGCCTACGCCAGATTTGATACCTCCTGAGATCGCGAATGACCTGCAAGAATTGCTGAATTATGGCAATCAACAAATGGCTAGATTAACTGGCGCTGAAGAAACTATCGCAGTATTAGAGAGTCAGGAGATGACGCCTGAGAACGTGCGTGTTTTACAAGATTTTAGAGACGTACATCAACACTTATTTAGAACTATACGCGAAGTTAATGATCGTATACGTGAGTTGCGTGCAGCAGAAGAACTGCCGCCGCCCCCTGCTGAAGTACAAGTACCCCAAGACGCTTTAGCAACTTTGTTTGACGATATAGATACGCCTGCATTCGAAGTTGATTGGGCTGACATCAACAATCGTGGCGCATTGCTAACTGAAATGGACGCAATGCCAAATCAGATTCGGCGCATGGCAAATAACGCTTTAGGTGAGTTTCTATCGCCTGCAGATTTTGGCGAGGCAGGTGAAATACTTCAACATTTGCGTGAGCAGCTAGATAATATGATCGACGCTAATGATGACGATGCGTCTATACGAGCAACAGTGCATGACTACACTGAAAGAATTCGTGAAGAGCCTGTTGACTTTTTTGGTGAAGTAAGCCCTTACATATTGGAATATGCGCTTCGTGCGTTTGAAGCAGAGCCACGCCCAGGCTACGCCAAGGGTGGCGCCGTTAAGAAAAAAGTGCAAATGACAAAATCAATTCCCGCCATGCGGGCTGAGTTACTTCGGAGAGCATAATGGCAACTGAGATGCCGATCCCACAGGATTACAATCGTTTCATTGGGCCCGTCTCCGATGACGATGATGAGCAACAATTCAACGACATCTTCGATCAAGAAGAGCCAGATGAGGATGACTTTGAAGAATTGCCAGATGGCTCAGTTATCGTTCGCATGGATGACCATAAAGGCCCAGAAGATGAGCCGGACTTCTACGCTAACCTGGCCGAGGATATGGCTTCATACGAAGCCAGCTCTTTGGCGACCAAGTATCTTGAGCTAATTGATAAAGATAAAGATGCTCGTGCTGAGCGCGATAAACAATACGAGGATGGCATTCGTAGAACAGGCTTGGGGCATGACGCCCCTGGTGGAGCATCTTTTCAAGGCGCATCCAAGGTTGTCCACCCAGTCATGGCTGAGGCCTGTGTTGACTTTGCGGCACGTGCAATTAAAGAACTCTTTCCGCCGGATGGGCCTGTTCGCACTAAGATCTTTGGCGAGGTGACTGAGGAAAAGACCACCAAGGCTGAGCGCAAAAAAGAATATCTCAATTGGCAGTTGACTGAGCAAATTGAGGAGTTTAGAGATGAGCAAGAGCAGATGTTCACTCAAATTCCATTGGGTGGCTCTCAATACTTTAAGATCTGGTACGATGAGCAAAAGAAACGCCCATGCGTAGAATTTTTGCCCATTGACAATATCTATTTACCCTTTGCAGCTGGTAACTTCTATACGGCTGGCCGCGTTACCGAAGTTCAAGATATTACTCAGGAAGAGTTTGAGCTTCGAATTGCACGAGGCTTATATAAGGACGTCAACATCTATCGCGCCAGCATGGAGCCGGAAGAGTCGGCGGCTGAGAAAGCAACCAATAAGATTGAGGGTAAAAGATCTCAAGCAGAGAATGTAGATGGCATACGCCGCGTTTTTCACATTTACACTTGGCTTGAGCAAGAAGATGATAGTTACGCAAAAGGCGAGCGTGCGCCGTATATTTTGATGGTGGATGAGCTTACTCGCGATGTGCTAGGCTTATATCGCAACTGGGAGTACGGCGATGACACAATGTCTAAGCTCGATTGGATTATTGAATTTAAGTTCATCCCTTGGCGTGGTGCTTATGCAATCGGATTCCCTCATCTCATTGGTGGCCTTAGTGCTGCTCTTACTGGTGCTCTCCGTGCCTTGTTGGATAGTGCACATATTAACACTGCCCCCACAATGCTCAAGCTCAAAGGGGCTAAGATCTCGGGTCAGAGCACCACTATCGAACCAACTCAAGTTGCAGAAATTGAGGGAGCGCCAGGAGTTGATGACATCCGCAAGATAGCTATGCCGGTGCCATTCAATCCACCAAGCCCAGTATTGTTCCAATTGCTAGGCTGGTTGACTGATGCTGCTAAGGGCGTGGTAACAACGTCTGAAGAAAAGATTGCTGATGTCAATTCGCAAGCTCCGGTAGGTACAACACAAGCTTTGATTGAGCAAGGCGCTGCTGTGTTCAGCTCAATTCATGCAAGGCTGCATGAGTCTCAACGTCGCGTATTGCGTGTCATTGCTCGTCTCAATCGTTGGTATTTGGATGACCAACAGAAAAATGACATTGCTGAAGAAATTGGCGTTAGCAAAGAAGACTTTGAGAAGAATTCTGATATTGTGCCGGTATCTGATCCGCACATTTTCTCAGAGACTCAGCGCTACGCTCAAATTCAGGCATTGGCAGCTCGTGCTCAAGCTAATCCTGATTTGTATAACCGCATTGCAGTTGAGAAGAGAATCCTTAAGCAAATCAAGATCCCTGATGTCAACGAGGTTCTACCTGATCCACAGAATGTCAAGGATATGAACCCGGCTCTTGAAAATGTAGCCATGACGGTAGGTAAGCCAGTAGGCGCTTTTCCGCACCAGGATCATTTATCTCACATCCAGGTTTTGTTGGACTATATGAAGAACCCTTTATATGGTGCCAACCCCATTATAGCCCCGGTGTATATTCCTGCAGCACTTGAGCATTTGAAGCAGCACGTCACACTGTGGTATCTCAATCAAATTGATACCTACGCCTCCACGGCACTCGGTCGTCAATTCAATGTTATGAAAGAACAAATGCTGCCACCTGCAGCTGATAAGCTCTTGGCTGCAGCATCACAGCATGTTATGATGGATTCACAAGAAACGTTTGCTCAGTTGCCACCTGTTATTATGGCAGCATTGCAAATGATGCAGCAAATGTCAGGCCAAGCGCCTATGCCTCCTGAAGTCAAAGCACTGGTTGATGTACAAATGGCAGAGACTCAGCGCAAAGCAGCCAAGGATCAAACTGACGCCATGCTGGATGTACAGCGTCTACAATTGGATGCAGCCAAGGCTGAGAAAGCTGAGAATACTAAGCTGGTGATGAACACTGAAAAGAACCTTACCGCTGAGCGTATTAAGGCTGCAGAGCTTGACCATAGCGCTGCTAATTTGCAGCATGAGCAAATCAAAACAGTACTTGGCGCGCAACAAGCATTGCAATCACAAATGGGAGTTGACAATGTCTGACACTTTCATTTCACCCAAAGGTCTGGATTTACTAGGCAAGGTTCGTACTAAGTATGATTTGCCTGATCCAAAGATTGAGAAAACAGATGTAGATCTTTTGAGTAAAGTAAGAAAAGAAGCAATGTCGCAACAACCTAGCTATAAGTCAGGGGGTAGCGTCAAAGACTGGCACGGCTTTGGTCGTACCGCAACTGGGAAACACAAACACGGTTTTTAAGGAGACTATTATGTCTGATGAAGCAATCAACATGCATAAGCGCCTTGCCATGGGCGGTGGTGAGTCTATCACCAAGGCGCCTGGCAAAGGTATTAAAGGCTACAAAGATGGCGGTAAAGTCATGCCTGAGAGCAAGACTCGTACGCTGATCAATGACTCTTCACAAAAAGAGCCATTGGGTAAACCAACCGGAAAGATCGCTCGCTTTGCAAAAGGCGGCGGCTCTAAAGGTCCCGGTCTAACTATCGCAGTTGCAGTACCTATGCGGAAGTCAGGTCGCGGTCGCTGATGAAGACTCTATCGGACTACATTGGCCGAGTAAAAGCTGAGCAGGCAAAGATTACTGAGGTTCTTCATGCAGGAACGCCAGTCAATTATGAGTCTTATCAGCGTTTAGTCGGCCATTACCAAGGCCTGGCAGAGGCTTTATCGATTCTTGATATGCTTTTAGAAGAGGAAAAAAGAGATGTCGAATGATATCGTAGAACAGACGCTCGATGAAGCGTTCCCCGTTGTGGATCCGTTGATGCGCCCGTTTGGTGCTCGTGTTTTGGTACAACTTCGTGCTGTCAAAGAGAAGGCAACCAAGTCCGGTATCGTCCTGGTCGAGGAAACCAAAGAAACTGAGAAATGGAATACCATGATTGGCAAAGTTATTGCCATAGGACCACTTGCGTTTTGCAAGCGGGATACCATGGAGCCCTGGCCGGAAGGCGCTTGGGCCAAAGTAGGCGACTATGTACGTGTACCTAAATGGGGTGGCGATCGCTGGGAGATCGACTATGAGCATAATGACGTGAAAGGCAAAGCCCTCTTTACGTTCTTTAATGACCATGAACTCATTGGTGCCTGTACTGGGGACCCTCTGGCCATCAGAGCGTTTGTCTAAACGCAGAAAGGTAGAACTATGAATCAAACACAAAAAATGGAACTCCAGCTCACTGAAGAGCAAGATGGTTCCGCTCTGGTACATTTGCCAGATGATGAGATGCCACCTAATCAAAATCAACAGGCTGATTCGCAAGATGACGATGATGACGATGATGATGGTGGAAGTTTACAAAATAATCTGCCACAAAATAATGAGCCTCAAGACGATGACCCTGAGCGTGAAGCCATTCGTGCTGCACGTCGTGAAGAGCGTCGCCTTAAGAAGCAGTTGCACAAAGAAAAGGTACGTGAGTCCAACCATCTGATTTCTGCTCTGAAAAAGCAAAATACAGAACTGGCAGAGCGTATTGCTCAACTTGAGAAAAAGACATCGGGCGCCGAGCTGGCTCGAGTCGATAAAGCCATTGACGACGCTGGCGTGCAAGTTGAGTTTGCCAAAATGAAAATGAAAGAGGCAGTCTCGCAGCAAGACGGAGATGCTTTGGTGCAAGCTCAAGAGATGCTGTATGAGGCTCAACGCAAGATGGAGTCTCTTAACACGCTTAAAGAGAATGCCACTAAGCAGATGTCTCAAACTACCAAGCCTAACATTGAGTTGCCGGACCCTATGGTTCAAAGAATGGCGGCTGATTGGATGCGGCGTAATACCTGGTATGACCCGCAAGGCAAAGATCTTGATTCAGAGATTGCTCAACGAATTGACCGTAAACTGACTGAAGAAGGGTTTGACCCGACTTCTGAAGAGTACTGGGAAGAGCTTGACGAGCGGCTGCAAAAATATTTACCACATCGCTCAAGTCAAGGATATAATGATCGCAACCGAAATCAGAAACCTCCAAGGTCTGTGGTTACGAGTTCAGGACGAGAATCATCAGGTGGTAGTCGGCCTAATGAGTTTCGTTTGACGCCCGATCGCGTTGCTGCCATTAAAGAAGCAGGCATGTGGGAGAACATTGAACAACGTAATAAGATGATCCGCAAATTTGCAGACTGGGATCGTCAAAACAAGACTAGGGGGTAATATGGACGGACGTTTTAAGAAGGATCTCAAAGCAGGTGGCCGCGAAACCCGCGCAGCAGAAGACCGCGAGCGTGATGCACCTGAAACGAATTTTGCATTTTCCGAGGAGCGTCGTAAGATGTTCCGCTCGGAGTGGCTTCAAGAAGCACTTCCGACCCCGCCCGAAATTCCGGGTTATCATTTGTGCTGGTTGTCTTCATCAAATCAGTACGATCCCATCCACAAACGGATGCGAATGGGGTATGAACCTGTAAAAGCCGAAGAGTTACCAGGCTTTGAGCATCTGCGAGTAAAGGCTGGCGAGAATGTTGGCTATGTATCTTGCAATGAGATGTTGTTGTACAAGATGCCGATGGACTTGTACCAACAAATCATGTATGAACTGCATCATCAAGCTCCTCTTGAGGAGCAAGAAAAGATTAAAGTTCAGCAAGAGCAATTGCTTGGCGCTCGTGACAGCAGGGGTCGTTCACTAGTATCGGTTGAAGGCGAAGGCATGGAATCTAACGCCCACATCAAAATGCCTACTTTTGAGTAGCATTTGATGAAATCGAATGTGAAAGGACTCATTTTATGAGCGCAACTTCTGCACCATTCGGTCTTCGCCCGGCGTTCTTTCCTACGGGACTGGAACGTGCTCAAGCGTTGGCCAATGGTATTACCTCGGGCTACACGTCCGACATCCTGAAGGGTCAGCCCGTCAAGTATGTCAACGGCGTTATTCAGCCTGTTACTTCCACTGAAGCTTTCGTTGGCGCCTTTGCTGGCGTTGAGTGGACTGACACCACCGGTCGTCGCCGCGTATCGAACTACTGGCCTGCCAATACGGCATATCAGGCTGGTTCGTGCGTTGCGTATTTCTACAACGATCCTCTGATCGTGTATGAAATCCAGGCCGACGGTTCTGTTGCTCAAACCGCGATTGGCGACAACGCCAACTTCTCCAACCTCACTGCTGGTTCTTCTACCACTGGTCTGTCGCAGTGCACCATGTCGGCTTCGCTGACTGGCACGTCGACATTTGGTCAGCTGCGTATCGTCGATCTGGCACCGTATGCTGACAACGCATGGGGCGATGCGTACACGATCGTTCGTGTACAAATTGCTGAACATCAGTTTGTCGCTACTCTTAACGCTATCTAAGGGAGGGCATAAACTATGGCAGCCCCAATGAGAAGTACAGACTTTCGTTCGATTGTTGAGCCAATTCTCAATGAAGCATTCGACGGCGTCTATGATCAGCGTACCGATGAATGGAGCCAAGTGTTCCGTGAGCAAACCGGTATCCCCCGTAACTACCATGAAGAGCCGGTTCTGTACGGCTTCGGTGCAGCTCCTGAGCTGCCCGACGGCACTCCGGTTAGCTACCAGCAAGGTGGCGTTCTCTTCCTGAAGCGCTATGTGTATAAGGTCTACGGTCTGGCCTTTGCACTGACCAAGGTGCTGGTGGAAGATGGCGATCACATCCGTATTGGTAACGTCTATGCTCGTCACCTGGCGCAGTCTCTGGTCGAAACCAAAGAAACTCTGGCAGCTAACGTACTGAATCGCGCATTCAACGGTTCATACCCCGGTGGTGACGGCGTTGCATTGAACGCTTCCAACCACCCCATCGTCAATGGTACCTTCAGCAACCTGCTGACTTCTGCAGCTAACCTGTCCCAGACTTCTCTGGAGCAGATGCTGATTCAAGTTCGTCAGGCTGTGGACAACAACGGCAAGAAGATTCGCCTGCAACCGCTGAAGCTGGTTGTTGCACCTGGCAACGTCTTCCAAGCTGAAGTCCTGCTGAAGTCGGTACTGCGTTCCGGCACCGCCGACAACGACATCAACCCGATCAAGTCGATTGGTTTGCTGCCGCAAGGTGCTTCGGTTCTGTCTCGTCTTACCTCCGCTACCGCATGGTGGGTACAGACCGACACGCCGGAAGGTATGAAGCTGCTGATGCGTCGTGGTCTGGAAAAGACCATGGAAGGCGATTTCGAAACCGACTCGATGCGCTACAAGGCCACCGAGCGTTACGATATTGGCTTCACCGACCCGCGTGCAATGTACGGTACTCCGGGTATTTAATGTAAGACACTCTCCCACTAAGCAATTGGTGGGAGAGTTTTCTAGGGAAAATAGCTCGTCAGACTGCCCTAGCAGACGATGCACAGACGGACGAGCAACTTGTGCATAAGGAGTAATGATGGGACAAACTACCTTTAGCGGCCCGGTAAAATCGCTTAATGGTTTTATTGGTGGCACTTCCGCTGATCCTATTGCTGTAACGACTGCTGGTAACGTTTCCAGTTCGTATGCAACAGCATCTAATACCACTGGCGATGTTCGCCTCAACTACAGCCGTTTGGAATTCACCTCCACTGGTTCAGGTGAGACACTACGTGCTCTTACTCGAGTAACTGGCGCAGGCGCTGCAACTGGTGGCACTGTTAATGGCGCACATATCTCGCTGTCAATCAATGGTAGCGGTACAATTTCTGGCGCAGGCAATGCACTACGTGTGACGCTGGGCGGTACTTCTACAAATCCTGGTGGCACCATTGCGGCGCTGCAATTGGATTCTGATTTTGCTACCGGTGGCACTTGGACTAATGCATCTTATCTGCGTTTGACCAATAGTGGCACTGGCGCAATTAGCACTTTTGCTGTGTTTCCTGACGCAATGGTTGCTGCAGAATCTGCTGCTGCCGTATCACATGTGATTCCTATCAAAAATGCTTCGGGCACCACGTACTACTTAATGGTTTCTGACACCGCTTAATGGATATTACTAAAGAGTATCTATTAGAGCAAATCAAGCGCATGGAGGAGCAGCGGCAACATGCACATGAAGTTGCCATTGCTTCACAAGCAGCGGTTGATGTTTTGCAATCTTTGCTTGCTCGACTTGATTTGACAGAAGAACCTGTAAGTATACCTGGGTATGAGATAGGCGATGCAATCCCTATCAATGCTCACAAATTAGGAGAACGACATGCCCAAAGCTAAAACTGCAGCGATGCCGGCAGCGCCACGTAGAGGTATGCAACGCCCTATGCGTCGTGGTATGGCACCTGCACTTCCTACTGCGCCGCAGCCACCAATGGCTGGCGCAATGCAACCTATGTCAGGAGGTACTATGGCAATGAAAGAAGGTGGTGAGTCCAAAGCCGAGCACGCAATGGAAATGAAGAAAATGGCTTCAACTGAATCCAAGTTGAAGAAGCATGCTTCAATGCCAGCATCTAAAGCGCACAAAGGTTTGAAAACCGGTGGCGTGGCTAACGCGCAAGGCGGCTATAAAACTGGTGGTGTGGCCAATGCGCAAGGTGGTTACAAAACTGGTGGCGCAATTAAGCCTTCAAAGTATAAAGAAGGTGGCTTTGTTGCAATGAAAGGCGACTCTTGCGGCCATAAAGCTTTCAAAAAAGGTGGTTCTTGCCACTAATTTGAATGTGGGGCTACGGCCCCACTTTTATGGAGATCGTTATGGCAGCAACTGCTACATCGCAAACGCTTTTTGATGGCGAGCGCGTTGCCATCATGAAGTTTGACTTTATTACAGATAATGCTACAGGCGAAACAAATGTAGTAAAAGTAGATCCTGCTGTGCTTAACCCTTCTGCAGCAGGTGGTGCATGTGATGAAGTATCGCTTCTAAAGATTTCAGGTCTTACAAATGGCATGTCAGTGCGATTATTGTGGGATGCTACTGCGCCGGTGCCTATTCAAACCATTCCATCTAATACGCAATACATCCAGGATTATTCCCATATTGGGGGTTTGACGAATAACGCAGGTGCTGGTAAAAATGGAAAGATTCTTTTTACCACGTATGAGACTGGTGCAGGTGATACATACACTATCATTCTGGAAATGCAAAAGCATTACGCTAACGTATACGCATAAGGAACTTTTATGAAAGTTCAAATTGTTTCTCAAACTGGTGTAGGTAGTAGTACAGCCATTGTGATGAACACCAACATCAGCCCGTTCAACGTTGGTTTCGGTGCTGTCGCGACAGGTACTGTTAACTACACCGTTCAACACACATTTGATGATCCAGCGGTTGGATTCACGACTTGGTACTCGCATCCGACCGTGGCCGGTCAGACTGCAAATGCTGATGGTAATTATGCATTTCCGGTGACTGGTATTAAAGTTCTGGTTAATAGCGGGAGTGGTACTGTTACTCTGAACCTCGTTCAGGCTGGCATTTAATGGGCAAAGTCGGCTATTCAGGAGTAGCTAATCAAGCGAACACCAGTGATGGATTCGCCTCCGGAGTGGGTGCTCAGAATGTGATTGGTGGTACCGATTTCGGCCTGGACGTTGGAGATGATGGTGTGGTAGATATGTACGGGGCTACCCCCACTACCACGTATTACATAGCCGATGAAGCGTCGCCCGGTTATGTCCTGCAAGAAGATGATAGCAAGATCGTGTTGGAGTCGTCATAATGGCTGATCAGAAAATATCCGCAATGCCCAACGCCGCCACTTTGACTGGCACTGAATTGATTCCGTTGGTTCAGAGTGGTGCGAATGTCAAGGCGACGCTCGACACACTTCGTCAATACGACGCTGCATATGGTGGTTTTAGCGATTCCACCGATCAGACTAGTGGAACTACTGCAGGTACAGCGGTTACGTTCAATACCGTTGATGTAGCAGATGGTGTGTCACTAGTCGATAACAGTAAATTGACCGTCCCGAACACTGGTAAGTACATGTTGCAGTTCAGTATTCAGCTCAAGAATACAGACAACGCACAACAAGACGCCACTATCTGGTTACGTATCAATGGTACAGACTTGGCGAATTCTGCCACTCAATATACGATCCCTGCTAGAAAGAGCGCGGGGGTGTTTGGATATTTAGGAATATCTTTGCCGTTCTTGTTGAGCTTGAATGCCAACGATTATATCCAAATTATCTGGGTACCTACATCTACCACGGTAACTATCGAACATCTACCAGCAAGTGTGTCGCCGGTGTATCCTGCGATTCCTTCAATCATCGCAATGGTTACACAGGTGTCCTGATGCCAGCAAAGTCTAAAGCACAATTTCGGCTAATGAAGGCCATTGAGAATGACCCTAAGATTGCCAAAAAAATTGGCATGTCTTCATCTGCTGCAGCAGAGTATACGGCGACTAATGTTGGCAAACGGCAATATGGCAAATTGCCTGAAAAAATGAAAGATGGTGGTGAGCCACGATTGTCGGTTTCCAGAGGCGAAAAATTGCCTACTAACCGTGGCGCAGGCCTTACAGAAAAAGGTCGTCAAAAGTATAATCGTGCTACAGGGGCAAATTTAAAGCCTCCGGCACCGAATCCTAAGACAAAAGCTGATGAAGGTCGTAAAAAATCTTTTTGCGCCAGAATGAGTGGTATGCCAGGGCCTAAACGTGATGAAAAAGGTAACCTAACTCGCAAGGCAGCAAGTTTAAAACGATGGAATTGCCCGGGGTGGTAACGCATGGCAACTAGTGGAACAGTTGGAAATACCGTTATATCAGTACAAACACTGATAGATCATGGTGCTCGCCGTGCAGGCAAATTGGCAGAAGAGCTCACTAATGAGCAAGTTTTGTCATCTAAAGAGTGTTTGTTCTATATATTGTCCAATATGGCCAATCGTGGCATTCAATATTGGTGCATTCAAAAAAATGTTCTAGGCCTTTACCCGGACCAATACATCTATGATATGCCTTTAGGCACCGTTGATGTATTAAATGCCAATTATCGCACGGTTACGCGCCTAACAAATGGCATGTTTGCGTCATCTGGTAATGCAAGTCTTGCGTATGATGGTGATTTAGACACAATTTGCCAACAAACTTCGCCTGATGGGTATATTGGCATCAATAATGGCACTAGTAATGCTGTTTATATGGCCACTGTTGGCATTTTGGCAGGCACTTCCGGTGTTTTTAACATCGAAATACAATACAGTAGTGATAATATCACTTGGACGACGCTTTATGCACCTGGCGCTACCACTTGGGTTGATGGAAAATGGCTTTATTATGATTTAGAGCCTAGCGCAACCGCAATTTTATGGCGGATTAAGGAAACTGGTGGCAATACATTGGCTGTTCGTGAATTGGTATGGGGCACAGCGCCTACAGAGATCCCTATGGCGCGGCTTAATCGTGATGATTACACCAATTTGCCTAACAAAAACTTTACTGCAGACCAACCTTTGCTATTTTGGTTTGATAGAACCATTCCACAACCTTCTATGTACACATGGCCGGTGCCTGGCAATCCTTTCAAACAAATTGTTGCATGGTGTCATCGACAAATTGAGGATGTTGGCGCATTGAATGGTGAGCTTGAGATACCGCAACGTTGGTATTTGGCAGTACAAAATATGCTGGCGCATCAAATGGCCATGGAACTCCCTGGTGTAGATCCTGGCAGAATTGGTTACTGCGAGCAGCAAGCAGAAAAATATTGGGCTCAAGCTGAGCAAGAAGAAAGAGATAAGTCGCCTATTTACTTTGCGCCTAACATTGCGCCCTATACAAGATAATGCCACGCACTCTCGACACCACTGGCAATAGCATCATCAGCATAGCAATATGCGATCGTTGCCGTATGAAGAGAGCGTATGTAGATTTAAGCCAAGACCCTAACTTTCCTGGCTTAAGAGTATGTAATCAAGGTTGCAAAGATCAATTTGATCCGTATAGATTGCCGGCAAGGCAGCCTGAGAAAATCGCGATACGTTTTCCGCGACCTGATGCTGACATTGCTACGAATCCGGATGCATTAATAACCGGACCGTACGAGAATTATGAAATTTCTCCGGAGCAAAATGTTGATACTCCTGAGAATAACGGCAACTTGGATAATTTGAGTCCTTAACATGGCCAACATACAGATTACGCAACTCCCAAATGCTGGGCCTATTACTGGCGCAGAGTCTGTACCCATTGTGCAAAATGGCGTTACTGTTAAAACAACAACAGCTGCCATTTCTGCTAGCCCATCGCAAACTCAGACTTTCTTAACAGTTGGCTTACAAACCACGCTGCCTAATAGCCGATATATCGGCGTTGGCGCAGGTCTAACTGTTACTGATGGGGGCGCGCTTGGGCAGTACCAAATTAGCCCAACTGCAGAACTATTAAGCCTAATTAATGTTAGCACTGGTATGCTGGCCAAGACATCCAGTGGCAATCTGGCCTCTAGAAGCATTCAAGTTTCTGGCCAAGGATTGACTATTACCAACGGCTCGGGTGTTTCTGGCGACCCAACTATTGCACTGGATGGCCTATCCGCAACCATAGCTGGTTTAAGTGGCTTTGGGCAATTGACTTTGCTAGGCACTGGTGCCACTGTACGGCAGCTTGCAGGCACAACTGACCAAATTGATGTTGCCAACCCGCAAGGTACTGCAGGTAACCCTACTTTTAGTATTGCAAGTAATGCTGTACTTCCCGGGCTTGCAGGTATTGTGCTACCAAAAGGTCAGACAGCTGACCGCAGCCCAATACCCGTTAATGGCACCATTCGGTACAATGAAGAAACCGCTAACTTTGAAGGCTATGCCAATAATGTCTGGGGGTCAATTGCAGTTGGCGCGGGGGTAACGTCAATTAACGCGTCGGGTGGTAGTACCGGCATGACGTTCTCAGGTGGGCCTATTACGTCCATTGGCACTTTGACACTAGGTGGTACTCTAACGCCTGCCAATGGCGGTACAGGCGCTACTACTTTAACCGGATACGTTAAAGGCAATGGCACGGCGGTAATGACAGCTTCGGCCACCGTTCCGACGACTGATCTGAGCGGCACAATCAGCAACGCCCAGTTGGCTAATAGTTCAGTAACCATTAATGGCAACTCGGTATCCCTCGGGGGTTCAACGACTATTACCGCTTCGACTACTAGCACTTTGACTATCGGCACCGGCTTGAGTGGTGGTAGCTTCAACGGCGGGTCGCCGGTAACAATTGCGATTGATTCGACCGTTGCAACTCTGGCAGGTACGCAGACCTTTACCAACAAGTCGATTTCTGGCGCGACGAACACTCTAACTGCCATTCCGAATAACGCCCTCGATAATTCGTCGGTGACGATTGGCTCGACTAACATCGCGTTGGGCGGCACTTCGACTACTTTGGCGGGTCTGACATCAGTAACGCTCACACAGGACCCGACTTCGAATCTGCAGGCAGCGACGAAGCAGTATGTCGACACCTTAGTAGCTACCGGTATTACGTATCATGCGCCCGTCAAATACGAGGTACCAAATAGTACCGGTAATTTAAATGCCACATACAATAACGGAACTGCAGGTGTTGGCGCTACGCTAACAAATGCAGGCGCATTAGTTGCATTTGCGCCAGATGGCCCTACCGCGCAGATTGGCGATCGTATTCTGGTTTACAACCAGACAAATCAATTTGAGAATGGCGTATATGAGGTAACCATTGTTGGCGATGGTTCAACCGCGTGGGTGCTAACTCGAACCGCTGACGCTGATAGTTACGGTTTAAAAGATACAAATGCTTTAGGTAATGGGGACGCATTCTTCGTTACTAGTGGTAATACAGGTGCTGGTGAGACTTATGTTTGTAACACAGCAGGTGTTATAACATTTGGCACCACAGCTATTACCTTTGCCCAAATATCCAGTGCTCAGATTTATAGTGCCGGTACTGGTCTAACGTTATCTGGTACACAGTTTAGTATTACTAATACCGGGGTTACCGCAGCATCGTATGGTGCCGCCAGCAAGACTTTAACCGCGACTGTCAACGCTCAGGGCCAATTGACGGCTTTGGCGGACACCAATATTGCTATTGATGGTAATCAGATCACCTCGGGTACCGTAGGGTCAAGTTACATCAGCGGTTCTTACACCGGTATTACCGGCGTCGGAACGCTTACCACCGGCACTTGGAACGCGAGCACCATCCAAGCCGCTTATGGCGGCACCGGGTTGACCTCTTACACCGCCGGTGATTTAGTGTACGCCAATGGCACTACCTCGCTAACGTCTTTGGCACTTGGATCTACGGGGTACGTTTTGGTTGCAGGCGCAGGTGCGCCTACTTATGCGGCGCAATCTACTCTTGACGTAGGTAACGCAGCTAATGTAACAACTACAGCAGTTACGGCCAACAGCACTTATTACATGGCGTTTATGCCAGGTACCAGCGGTAGTAATGGGGTATGCGTAGATACTGATATGACCTATAACCCATCTTCTAATACATTAACTGCAGCGAATATTGTTGCCACTTCAGGAATCTCCGGAGGTACATTCTAATGGCCCAAACAGGTTATACACCAATAAAGCTATATGCCAGCAGCACCCCTTCAGCTACCCCGTCGGCTGGGAATCTGGATAATACCAATGGTGCGGAACTCGCGATCAACATCGCTGACGGCAAGTTGTTTTATAAAGACAGCTCGAACGTTGTGCAAGTCATCGCGACCAAAGATGGTGCAACCGGCACAGTGTCCACGATATCGGTGGTCAATACTAATGGATTAGCGGGCACTGTCGCGAATCCAACGACGACTCCTGCTATTACCCTGTCGACTACTGTTACTGGCGTTCTCAAGGGTAACGGTACAGCCATTTCTGCAGCAGTTTCAGGCACCGATTACGCCCCAGCGACTAGCGGCACTGCAATTTTAAAAGGTGACGGTTCTGGCGGTTTTAGTAACGCGGTATCCGGCACTGACTACGCACCGGCTACTTCAGGCACTTCCATCTTATACGGCAATGGATCAGGTGGGTTTAGCAACGTAACTATTGGGTCTAATTTGACATTCGTCGGCGGTACGCTTTCGGCCACTGGCGGTGGTGGCGGTATTACAACAGGTAAAAGCATCGCTATGGCGATGATCTTCGGCTTCTAAGGAGTATTAAATGGCTAACCCGAATATTGTCAATGTAACGAGTATTTACGGAAATACCGCTTACGTTATCCCTTCAGCTGCGGCTACTGCCACGACTTCGTGGACGTATGACGGGACCACTTCATTAACTGGCCTGAAGCCAGCCACCAACACAGTAAACCGCGTGACCTCAATCACCGCATCCAATACTACTGCTTCGGCAGCGACTGCCACGATTGCAGTAGGTAACAATGCTACATTCGGATCAGCTACTGTGATTACCTACCCGGCGTATCAGATTTCAGTCCCTCCGAATTCTACATTGGTTATTATCGACAAGACGAATTCAATATACGTCACGGAGAACCAGTCGGTGGCTGCATTTTCCGGCACGGCATCTGCTCTGACTTTCACCGCGACGTTTGAAGCTATTACCTAATAGGTGAAGTATGCCTTTGCGCTCTATCCCCGGTAATTTCATATCCAGTGGATATAACCCCGTTGCTAACAACGTGTTCATTACGCCAAATGTCCAGTACGTTGTATTAGCAGGAGGGGGAGGGGGCGGGACGATCTCCGTAGATGGCGACACATGGGTCGGAGGGGGCGGTGGTGCCGGAGGATATAGATCGTCCGTTGTAGGAGAATCATCTGGTGGTGGCGCAAGCGCTGAATCTCCTTTAGCCATTACTCGTGGCGTGGCCTACACAGTTACAGTAGGTGGTGGTGGTGGAGCAAGCGCAGGTGGGTCTAATTCAGTGTTTAGTAGCATAACTGCTACTGGCGGTGGACGAGGCGGAGGTGGATTTCCAAGTAATCAAGATGCTACATCCGGTGGTAGTGGAGGAGGCTGGCAAACTGCCGTTGCAAATATTGGTGCGATAGGAGCTGGTGGGGGCGGGGGCGCTGGTAGTGTCGGTGGCGGTGCCACTCTTGTAGGGAATGGCACGACGAGCCAAGGTTACTCAGGAGCGTATGCAACAGGTACTGGCACAGGCGGGACGGGCGGCTCTGGTGTGACTTCTAGTATTACTGGAGCGGCCATAACAAGAGCCGGGGGCGGTGGTGGTGGAGGATCTAATACTGGAGGTTCTGCCACAGGTGGTGGCGGAGCTGGTGCTGGTGGCACCGCAGCAGGATCAAATGCTACAGCCAATTTTGGAGCGGGTGGCGGCGGCGGTACGAGGGTCAACGTTGGCGGCACTTCCGCCGGTGGTTCAGGGTCTTCCGGAGTTGTGATACTAACGTACCCAATTACATATGCCCCTGCCGCATCGGTTACAGGTTCTCCTTCAATATACGTTTTTAATGGCCGTTGGGTTTACATTTTTACCGGCAGCGGCAGCATTACATTCTGAGGTTGATATGGCTCATTTTGCAAAGCTTGATGAAAATAATACAGTTACTGCGGTGTTTGTAGTGCACAACAATGAGTTGGCTATTAATTCGGAAGTTATTATAGAGAATGGCTTCATTAAGGAAAAATTAGTGCTGTCGGAAGAGAGGGGTATTCAGTTTCTCCAAGGGTTGTATGGTGCAGACACCTGCTGGGCGCAGACCAGCTACAACGGTAATTTCCGTGGCAAGTATGCAAGTATAGGAGATACATATGACGCAGATGCTAATGAATTTCGTTCTCCTGTCGTGGCTCCTAGTGTTGATGCTCCTGTCATCGAACCTGTTGTTGAAGTTGAGCCGCAGATGGTTATTGAGACGCAAGCCCCGGTAGTGCTGGAGTCAGCAGATATCCCTGCGTTAACCACGGCAGATATACAAGCACTGACCAGCCAGCAGATTTCCGGATTGGAGTAAGCCATGCCGCAGTACCAAGGTGTATGGAACCTAGCCCAACAAGCACAAGCACTGACAAGTCAGCGGTGGGTGACTGACCCCCTGTTCAGAAACACCACGTTACTATTGCAGGCCGATAACGCAGCAGGTGGTGCGCAGAACAACACGTTCTTAGATTCCAGCAGCAATGCCTTTGCGATCACCCGCAATGGCGGCAATCCGGGGATGACCCAAGGTAGTTTCTCGCCTTTTAGCGCAACGGGGTGGAGTAACTTTTGCCAAACAGCGGGGACTGACTATATTAATTGTGGCTCTCAAGCTGCATATGCGTTTGGTACTGGCAAGTACACCATTGAATTTTTCGTATACCCCACGGCAGCAGGTGGAAGTGACGCTGTATTTGCATCAATTGAGACTGTTAGTACCGGATGGTATATCAGTAGAAATCTCAATGCAGGTGTTGCATTAAATGCGCGTGGAACGGGAGCTGTAATTACGACCAATTCATATCAAATACCTCTAAATCAGTGGACTCATGTTGTAATAACAAGAAATTCTACAGCGGCAAACGATACTCGTATTTTTGTCAATGGTGTTTTAGCTGTTGCAGGTACAGACGCAAATAACTGGTCTGCTACAGGTAACTTGTTTTTAATGAATACTGGTGTTGCTGGATACAATGCGGCTGGCTATATATCGAACGTGAGGTTGATTAAAGGAAGCATACCTACGTCTTATCAAACAGCCAGTACGACCTCCGGAACGGTTGTTTTTATTCCTCCATCGGCTGCGTTGACCACGACATCGCAAGGCGCAACTTCGACCGATGTTTCATTATTGACATGCCAAAGCAATCGATTTGCTGATAATAGTGGAACTCCAAAGACCATCACGCTTGTTGGTACTCCATACGTCCAAGCTTTTTCTCCGTTTGCTCCGCAATACCAATACACCCCAACAATAACGGGCAGTTCCGGGTACTTTGATGGGACAGGAGATTATCTTAGTGCCGCTGCTAATGCAGCGTTTAACTTCAGCACTGGAAACTTTACCGTTGAGTTCTGGTATTACCCACTTTCTATATCAAGTAGCAGAACAATTTTAGATATTAATTATGCAACCGCTCCTAACTGCACAGTGCAGCCAAATGGAGGGACGATGATTTTTTATTACAACGGATCAAGCACTATTACCGCGAGTCAGTCCGATGTTGTTGGAACATGGAGCCATTACGCCATTGTTAGAAACGGCACGACAATAACGATGTATCGCAATGGTGTTTCTGTTGGTTCTGCTACGTATAGTGGAAATGTCGGTAGCTCTAGTGTTTTGTGTAAGATCAGTAGCGACTCTTTCCCAATGCAGGGCTATTTGGCGAATTTTAGAATTGTGAAGGGTGTGGCTGTTTATACGGGTGCGTTTTCGGCTCCAATAGCACTGCTATCCACCTCTGGTTCTGCCTCGGCATCTGCATATTCAAGCACAACAAATGTCAACACTACGTTTGATGCTTCGTCTTGTTCACTTCTCCTGAACTTCACGAATGCCGGTATCCTCGACGGCACGATGAAGAACAACTTGGAGACAGTCGGCAACGCGCAGGTCAGTACCAGTGTCGTGAAGTATGGCAGTGGAAGTATATTTCTAGATGGCACCGGAGATTGGCTTAGTATGCCAATGTCGGGCGCATTTTCTATTCCCGCCAACTCCCCTTTTACAGTAGAGGGATGGTTTTATTTAACCGCAGCACAGGCAAATTACAGGATGTTATTTTCTGATAACGCTACTGCGCCTACTTATTTTACAGTTACTTCCACTGGATTGGAGGCGCAGTTTGGTGGAGTCCCCGGCACTATAGCTTCCTGCTCATTTAATTTTGTTACTGGAACTTGGTATCACATCGCTCTTGTGCGTAACGATGCAAATAGAATTTCTATTTATGTAAATGGCGTAGCCCAAACGATAACAAACCCAACCCAAAGCGCTGCTTTTTTATATCAAGGAACGACCTTATGGGTGGGAAGATTTGGCACTGCTACAACATATGAGTATAACGGCTATATGGACGACCTTCGCGTAACCAAAGGCATCGCCCGTTACACCAGAAACTTTACACCTCCGCAAGTCGCACTACCGAGGCAATAAGACATGAGCAAATATCCCGGAAACATCATCACCACCGGCGCAGACACCGGATATTCCGTTTTCTTTGACGGGACGGGGGATTATTTAAGTACGCCTAGCAGTGCTAACTTCTCTTTTGGAACAGGCGACTTTACGATTGAATATTGGGTATATGCAACGTCGGGTGCTAACAATGGAATGTTTCAAGTATCTACCAATGCTGGAGGATTAAACGCAACTGCGTCTAATAGTGTTGCGTGTAATATATTTACTACAAACTCAATTACTGTTTACGCTAATAATTTCACCTACTCCACTTCTAGTAATAAGTTGCCATTTAACACTTGGATGCATTTGGCAATTGTTAGAGCTTCTGGAGTAACAAAGCTATATATAAATGGGGTGTTGGAGACAAGCATTGGCACCGGTGGGTCAATTACAGATACCACAAATTATACTGGCACTTATTTTGCTGTCGGTGGATATTACAGCACTTCCTATCTTTGGAATGGCTACATATCTAATTTTAGGGTTCTTAAAGGCACCGCACTATATACTGCGAACTTCACACCGCCTACCCAATTATTCAACATCACCAACACGTCTCTGCTGACCTGCAACTCCCCGGCTATCGTAGACCAAAGCACCAACGCATTTGCTATTACCGCCAACGGCAACGCAGCAGTCAGCACCTTCACACCATTCACTGGCTACCAAGCATACAACCCAGCCCTTGGCGCTGCGACTCCGGGAATTTGGACAGTATCTGATGCACTACAAGCAGCTGCGAATCGTAGCTGGAACATGTACGACCCGTATTTTAACTACACCACATTGAAGCTGTCAGGCACTCCTGTTACTAACGTGCCTACATGGATCACAGATGCGAGTACCAATAACTTTGCTATAACTGTAAATGGTGATGCCCGTGCTGCTGGTCTGTCGCCGTTCTCGTTAACTACGTATCCTAACTCTGGGGCTGGTTATTTTGGTGGGACTACTGGGTTTTTAACGACTGCCACTAATGTAGCTTTTACGTTTGGTACTGGTGATTTTACGGTAGAGTTTTGGGTATATCCTATTTCAGCAACAGGGCCGGGTGGTTACACGTATCTGTATGCGCAAGGCCCAAATACGACTGCATCTTTGGGGATTTATTTTGAAGGAAATCTGTTTAAAGTATGGAATGGTAGTGCAATAATTGTTGGGACTACGACCAGAACTGCTAATAATTGGTATCACGTCGCAGTAAGCCGCAGCGGTACTTCAATGCGATTGTTTGTTAATGGTGTGCAAGACGGGTCAACCGCCACGAATAGCAGTAATATAACGACAGGTAGTTCGTTTGGCGCAAACATAGGTCGATGGGCTGAAATATCCGATGCGAATTATTTGATCGGCTACATGTCCAACGTGCGTGTGATTAAAGGCACAGCGCTTTACACTACCACATTTACCCCTTCAACCGCTCCACTGACAGCAGTCACGAACACATCCCTGCTGACCCTGCAAAACTCGCAAAGCGCGAACAACAATTCGTTCCTTGACTCGTCCAGCAACAACTTCCTGATTACCCGCAACGGTAATACCACGCAGGGTACGTTCACGCCGTTCAGTCAGACGGGGTGGGGTAACTTTTTTAATGGAACGACTGATTACATTCAAATACCTGACACTACTGCGCTTGAATTTGGAAACGGCAACTTTACTGTCGAAGGATGGGTTTATTTAGCGGCACTTCCGG